TGAGGCACGACGGCACCACGCAGACCGTTGACTTGAAGCCCAAGGCGGCCAAGCCCAAGCGGGGCGAGCTGCCGCCCGAGTTCGCGGCCATGGCTGACCAGGTGAAAGCGCTGCGAGCCGGTGGCATGGCGTGGTGGCAGATTGGCTACAAGCTAGGTCTACCCGGCAGTGCCGACACTGTTGCCAAAGGCAAGGGTGGTGCGGCCTACGCACGCAAGGTGTGGAAGTCCGCGTTCGGTGAGGTGCCCCGGACACAGGTGCGCAACGGCAGCCGTAGCAAGAAGGCTGAGAAGAACACCGACGTGCGCGAGATGCGCGAGACGGCCAAGGCCGAGCGGGTCGTGCAGGTTCGGGCAGGGCAGTCGGTCATTGCCATTGACAAGACGGACGAGGAAGTGCTCGCCATGATCGACGGGCGCATGCTTACCTGGAGTATCAACCTTGCCGACATGGACCACCGTGGAGATGAGTTCTACGACACCTCTGCCGCCGTGTTCCAGGGCACCGTACGGGTGACCGGTTTGGGCGTCGACAGGGCCGTGCGGTTCCTGACTTTCGACCCCAACGCGCCCATTGAAATCCGTGGTACGCCTGGCGTAGAGCGCATCGTGCGGGTCAGTGCCATCCACACCATCGGGCGGTTCTACGGCAACACCCTGCCGCCCAGTCGGAAAGGCAAGAAGTGATGGCTGACAAGGTCAAGCGCACCCAGGGCGAGTCGCTGGTGGCTGCCGCCAAGCGGGCACCCAACCAGTTGCCGGAGGCACCGGAGCCGTACGAGAGGGTGCACTGGCTGGTGTGCACGAACTGCTACCGGGCACCGGGCAGTACTCAGCCCATGCGGCCTGCTGGTGGGGCAGACCCCGAGAGCTACAGCAGGGCCACCGTGACCAACGAAGCCGGGGTGCTGTACATCGCGCTGCACACGCCCGACTGCTACCGGCCCGACTGGGCCAAGGGTGGTGCCAAGTGAAGGCGTACGCCAGCATCAACAGCGACGGCGACAAGGTGGTCTTGACCACTGCTGCTATGGATGACTCCTTCGAGGAAATGGTTGCCCGGTGCAAGGAAGTGCCGGGGGCACGCTGGCACAAGGGCACCAAGACATGGCGGTACCCGCTGGCTGTTGAGACGTGCCACGGGCTACGCCGGTCGTGGGGCGACGAGCTGACCGTGAGCCCTGAGTTGGGTCGCTGGTACGTGGCCGAGAACGTAGGCCGCGAGCAGCAGGTCTCTAGGGCCGCTGCGGGCGACGAGCAGCTCGTGCGGCTACCCAGGGTGGCACCGGCCCTGGCAGCGACTCTGAGGCCCGACCAGCGCGTTGGGGTGGCATGGGTGGCCGCTGGCTACCGTGGCGGTGGCCTGCTGTGCGACCAGCCGGGTCTAGGCAAGACGCTTGAGACCATTGGCGGCATCCTGGAGTCGGCGGATGAGCCAGGCCAAATCATCATCGTGTGCCCGAAGCTTTCGGTGCGCCGGGTGTGGCAGCGTGAGTGGAAGAAGTGGGCACCGCATGTGCCGGTGTACGCAGCACGCGGCACCCGAAAGATGCGACAGGCAACCATCGACAAGTTCGCCAAGGACCCGACGGAGACCAAGGTCCTCATCGTCGTGTCGGAGATGCTGCGCATCATTGAGGAGCTGGACCCCACCGACTTCGAGAAGAAGAAGATGGTGTTCGCGGGCTACCAGTACCCCGAGCTGTTCGCGGGTGCCTGGCACTGGATTGTGGTAGACGAGAGCCACCGGATGTTCGGCAGCCTGACCGTTGTCAAGGGCAACCTTGCCGGTAAGGGCCTCAAGCATCTCGGGCAGCTCGGAGCAAAGTCCTCCACCCCGCCGCGCAAGCTGGCCGTCACCGGTACACCGTTCGGCCGGGGCGGTCGGATCCAGGGCATGTTCGGTACGCTGCACTGGATGTGGCCTGACGAGTTCACCAGCTTTTGGCGTTGGGCCGAAGGGCTGTTCGAAATTGAGATTGACAAGGTGTACATCAAGGGTGGCCACGGGCGCACCCGAGAAACGCGCAAGGTTGGCAAGCTGCGGCAAGGCACTGAAGGTGATTTCTACGGCAACCTGGGGCCGCGCATCCTGCGCCGCACGAAGGCCGAGGTCCTACCCAACCTGCCGCCCAAGCAGTTCATCGAGGTCAAGTGCGAGCTGAGCGGCACGCAGCTACGACAGTACAAGATGCTCTCGGACGAGGCGGAGGTTGCCACGGACAACGGCATCATCACGGCCAACGGCGTGCTCGCGGAGATCACTCGTGCCAAGCAGGTTGCGAACGGTTGCCTAGGGCTACTAGGCGAAGACGGCAAGGTCTACTTCACCGGCGACAGCGCGAAGCTAGACATGCTGGAAGAGCTGCTGGAGCAGCGGGGCATCGGTGGAGAGGCAGGCGGGGACTTGAAGGTCATCATCGCCAGTCAGTTCAACGAGTTCCTCAAGATTGTTGAGCATCGGTTGCGCACGGCAAACATCGGCTACCACATCATCACCGGACAGACCAGCGACAAGAAGCGTGACGACGCGATGGAGGCATTCCAGAACGAAGGCGGGCACCGCGTCTTTCTTCTGAACGCCAAGGCTGGTGGCGTCAGCGTTACGCTGGACGCAGCCGATGAAGTTCATTGCCTGGATGAACTGTGGAATCCTGAAGACCAGGAGCAGTTGGAAGACCGCGCACACCGCGCGAGTCGCATGCACCAAGTACGCATCTACCACTATCGAGCTGAGGGCACAATCGATGATGTCATTGCTGAAGACGTTGAAGGCAAACGCCAAGCGCAGCATGCAGTTCTTGATGGGCGGCGAGGGATGGAATACGCTCGGTCGCTCATTCGATACCGCACCCCTGCGGCCGACTAGCATCCTGCACGACCCAACGGACACGCTGGCCAAGTACGTGCATCGTGAGCCAGCAGTGCGCCCTGAGCCCGAGTGGAAGGTTGGACCGGCTGGGCCGGTGCTGGACAAGGCGGCCGATGACTTCTTCGGAGCTCTCAAACGCGCAGACGACCTGCTGGAAGATCCGCACGGATTTGACACGCTGCACCACCCGTTCATCGTCACCGCCGACAAGCTCAACGCTGAACCCATCTTGTGGAACGAAGCCAACGAACAGTTGCGAGAGGCCCTCAAGTCCATCAACGAGACGATGGACCCCGGACTGCACAACGTGCGTGCGGAGCACCACGTCAGCAACAGCGAAATGACAGAGTTCAAGCGAGCTGGTGGCATCGGCACTAGGGGTCACGAGCAACTAGAGCTCTACAACGAGGCCATCCGTAACTACGGCACCCGCCCGCATCTCCCCGGCCACCGCAGGGAGCTGGAGGTGTTCAAGACCCAAGACCTGGACGAGGTTGAGTGGGATGTGCCTAGCATGATCGATGCCCATCGCAACCATTGCACTGCCCTCGATGAGCAGCGTTCGGATGTGCTGGTCGAGACCACGAGTCCGCCGCTGTACTGCGAGGTTTCTCAGTACATGTACGACCCCCGCCATGAGGTCGGGCCGCGTGAGCGAGCTGGCTACCGGGCTAGCCGCAGGCAGCCTACGACCACGACACGGCGCAAGCGGAGGGGCAAAGGCAAATGAGGTTCTTACGTTGGTTGTTCAGGACAAGGGTTCGACCTTCCGAACGCAATCGCATTAGGAATCTTCAGGCTGTGCGCATCGATAAGCGCGAGGACCAGCCGGGGTTCTACCTGTACGGGGACATCGAGTTCAATCAGCGCAGGGCCAAGGAGTTGCGCGACAAGGCCCAAGGTAAAGATGGAGGACATAGCAATGACTGATCTAGTGATTCAGTTGCTCGTGACAATCGTTTCCCTCCTTTGCCTGTACGCGTTGGGCTACATGCGGGGCAAGCGTGAGGGGTACCGGCAGCGCATAGAGGAGCTACGTGAGAACGTACAGCAGGTGGCCAACCAAGCCCAGGCCGACCTGAACGTTCTCAACGCGCAGAGCCCACCCCGGCAAAGGCAGGTGCGAATCAAAGGCACCTCTCGTCGAGGAACCGAGTAACACAGGACGACAGCACGGCCTCGTTTCGCCTTGTTTCAAAAGGCTAAACCTGACAAGCTACTCACCTCAGCAGCACACATACCAAGGAGCAAAGGGCACATGGCGAAGAACAAGGACAAGGCCGTCGAGGCCGAGGTCGAGACCCCGGAGACCGAAGAGACCGAAGAGGTTTCGCCGGAGGACAAGGTCGGCGTTCTGCACGAGAAGCACGCGGAGTACATCAAGGCGCAGACCGGCATCGAGGTCGACCCGCTCGCCGTCTTCCTGGTCTACAGCACCCGCGTCGCGTTCCGCAAGACCAGCGACGAGTACGCCGAGGTCAAGAAGGCCAAGCAGCAGGCCGAGCTCGACAAGGCAGCGGCGAAGGAGGCGGCGAAGAAGGAGCGCGAAGAGGCCGCTGCCGCCAAGGCCGAGGAGAAGGCCGCGAAGGACGCCGAGAAGGCCGAAGCCAAGGCGAAGCGCGAGGCCGAGGCAGCTGAGAAGAAGGCTGCCAAGGACGCCGAGGCGGCCGAGAAGAAGGCTGCCAAGGAAAAGGCTGACGCCGAGAAGAAGGAGTCCGGCGGCGCGAGCGAGGGCGAGACCACGAAGGCCAGCACCAAGGGCCGTCGCGGCAAGGGCAAGCAGACCAGCGCCGAGGCTGCTGCCGCCGTCGAGGCCGGAAAGGGCGAGGGCAAGAAGTCCCCGTTCTGATCCCCAGTCGTCGGGGTGCGCGCCAAGCTCCTTTGACTCCTCCTAGTTGCGGGCGGCAACGACAGAGGCCGGTCAGGACATACGGTACGCACCCCGGCTCAAATGGTGGCACGAGGGGTCCCGGTAGTTTCGCATATGGGGTTCTGCGTCAGCAGGCGTACCATTGAGCGAGCCGGGAGATCAAACTCTCGTGCCACCTTTTGAGCAGACAACCAAGGAGGGCATCTATGGCGACAAAGGCAGATTGCATCTGCAGACCAGATGACGACGGCAGCATTCTCTACAACCCCCGCTGTCGGTTCCACAAAGGGCCAGACAAGGGCTACGGCTACGACTCGTGGGGTCAGCCCAACGGCAAGTACAGTGAGAAGGCAGGCACTGTTCTCGCCGTCATTGTCGTGGGCATCTGCCTGGCTGGCATTGTCACCGGCATTGTTCTGGCGTTCGTCAAATGGTGAAGGTGAAGGAGCAGCACGCTCCGTTGCTTCGGACAAGCGAACGCGGCGACTTCAAGCGATGCCCTTGGCTCTGGGACCAGGTGTGGAATCAGCACTGGCGGAGCAAGCGCGAGCCGACCTGGGCGTGGTTCGGCACCGCTATTCACAAGGGGCTCGAGGCAAGGTATCCTCGCGGAGACAAGCGGGGTTCCGTCGAGGCCATGCTGGCAGCGTTTGAGGAGTCCATTGACAAGGAAGTCCGGCGGGTCTACACCGAAGGTGGAGAGCTGGACGAAGTAGAAGTTGTCGACGGCAAGGAACTCGGCATCGCTATGCTGCGCGGCTATGTCAAGGAGTTCGGCGAAGACCAGCACTGGACCGTACTTGACACCGAAGGTACCTTCCAGATTGACGTACCGCATCCGCACAAGCAGAAGACGATGGTGGTCTACTGCGGCACTTGGGACGTTGTCGTTTACGACAAGGTAGAGAAGGTCTACAAGGTTGTAGACCACAAGACCCGCAAGGCGTTCCCGGGCAACTGGGAGTTCTACTCCATCAACGACCAAGCCGGTTCGTACCTCTGGGTTGCGCCGGAAGTACTCGTTGCCAAAGGCATCTTCAAGGGTGACGAGGTGATTGAGGGGCTGGTTTTCAACACCCTGCGCAAGCACCTGCCGGACACGCGGCCTGTAGACTCCGACGGGCTAGCTCGGAACAAGCCCATCAAGCAGCACTACCACGACGCGCTAGATGCTGCGAAAGTGCCCTACAGCAGTAGGGACGCCATAGCCGTTCTCAGCGCTCTGGCCAACCAGCACGGGCTGACTGTGCTGGGTGACGTCAGCAAGGTGCAACCGGCTGCGCTGTACCACCGTGAAGAGGTGTACCGCAGCCCCGAGGAGCGGGTCACCCAAGCACAACGGGTGCAGCAGGAAGCTGTCTGGATGTCCCTTATTCGTAAGGGGAAACTCCAGGCCATTAAGCACACTGGAGAGGATTGCGTGCGTTGTCCGCTGTTCGACATGTGCCAGTTGCACGAACAAGACCCCGAGGCTGCCTGGGAGTTGCGGGCAAGCACGATGGTCAAACGAGACCCCTATCGGGACCACCGAGAGGCAATGGAAGAGAATGGGTTCGAGGTGAAGCTGAATGGCTAGGCCGAAGGCAATTACCAAGCTGAGCGAGACGCCCCACGAGGGCAAGAAGAACTGGCTCATCTACTGCGGTAGCGGCATCGGAAAGACCGTGCTCGCGGGTACCGCACCAAAGGCGTTGTTCCTGACAGTGGAGGCGGCAGGAACAGAAAGCGCCAAGGCGTTCGGCTCGGAAGCCGACGAGTGGATTTGTGACTCGTGGGAAGAGGTCGGCAAGGCGTACGCCTGGATCAAGAAGGAAGGCCACAAACTGTACGACTGGGTGCTTCTCGACTCCGTAACGGAGATGGAGGAGCTGTGCTGGACAGACCAGTTGGAGGGCATCGGCAAGGAATTCGAAGCCCGCATTCAGGACTATGGCATCGTTGACCGCAAGGTCAAGAAGATGGTGGACAACTTCAACCGACTGCCCATCAACGTGCTGTACACGGCGCAGGAAATGGCCTTCACTACCGAGGACGGTGACGGCGACGAGATTCAGAAGGTCCTCCCCAAGATTGGCCGCACCAAAGGCGGAGCTCCCCTTTCCAACCTCATTTGCGGGAAGGTGACCCTCGTCGGTTACCTCGGCATTACGGAGGAGAAAGAGGAGGGCGAGTTCCGTAGGCTGGTGGTGGCCGGTGGTGATGGCTGGGTAGCCAAGGACAGGCACGATGCCTTCGGCAAGTACATCGACAAGCCGGACATCGGCGAGATGGCTGAGATCGTGAACAAGCGGCAGGCCAGTCCCACCACGAGCAATGCCAAGGCACCGACCGCGAAGAAGAAGAAGAAGGAGAAGGTGACAGTCTGATGGGCAAGGTCAAGCGGAATTACAAGGACGTCGACCGCGATGCCGAGCGGAAGGAGTACAACGGCGACCAGCCCAAGCCGGGTGTGTACGACTTCTACCTGAAGAAGGTCGACGACCACGAAGGCGGAGACAGCACCGGCAACAAGCTGGTGTGGATTTTCGAGTGCACTGAGGACCCCTACACGGGTTGGGCTGGTTGGGTCTACACGAACGACGAGTCGGCCGCGTGGAAGGAAGTACAGATCCTCGAAGCCCTTGGCCTGTTGGCCGAAGGTGAGACCGAGTACGACGGCAGTCACGAGGCCATGGTGAAGGACGGCGGACCCGTTCGCTGCCGCGTCGCCAACGAGAAGTACGACGGCGATAACCGCGCCAAGATCCGGACCATCATGGCTCCGAGGGACGGCCAGGAGAAGCCGAAGGCCGGTGGCTCGAAGGCCAAGAAGGGCAAGAAGAGCGGCTCGAAGAAGGAGAAGTCCCCGTTCTGAGGGCTAACCTCGAGGCCCGTTTTGTAGCCTCGAGCAACTAGCTCGAACTGGAGGGGTCACCGGCGTACTGCTGGTGGCCCCTTCTGCCGTTGGGGTACCCGGTGCCCACAACCCCACCGCATCCGTACTCTTTGCCGCTTAGAAAGGCCGTACACCCCATGCCTCGGTACCCAGCCCACAAACGTTCTCAGTTGGCTGTAAGTCGGCTTGGCATATCTGCGGGCGGCCCAGAGGCGAGGGCGGGAATTGCCGGTTTATGTGACCATCTGTCAATCGTCTCCCTCCCGGCCCAAAAGAGCTATACCCATTGCGGATTTACAGGGTGGCCCTTACGCGTACGCAAGGGGCATGCATGCATTTCCCAGCAGCCCAGCGACCGGCGTCGTCGCGGACGGAGAAATGACAGGTGGTCATCTGGCATGTCAAAACTCGATAAACATATCGAGGAAGACCCTTATTTCAAAACGAAAGCTCTGACAATGCAGACCGGTGGTCAACGTGTAAGCTGCCGGTACACCGCAGTACCCGCACTACGTACTACTACTTAATTCTTGAGAGAGAGATAGAGAGTAGTAGTAAGTAGGTTAGTTAGGAGCTATGGCATGACTAATACCCTCGAGGAACTGAGGGCTCTGGAAGTAGAGAGACTGGAGCGTCGAGCCATTCGGCGTGCCCGGGAAAGGGCCAATCGCATTGGCACCAACCTGAAGCCTCACATCAAGGAGGAGTTGTTCCGTATCGCCGACGAGGCCAAGCTGCCTCCACGCACGATGGTGCGCATCCTCATCATCGAAGCCATGGAGGCGCGCGGCAGCAACATGCTTTCGTTGCTCAAGGCATGGAAGGAGAACAACCCCAACGAGGCCGAAGTCGAAGATGACTGATGCCCAAGCCAAGCACGGGGGATCCTGACAGGAGAGCCATCAACTCTCACCTTTGGAAGCAGCACGAAGAACGAACAGGCAAAGGGGACAAGTTCGACCGCTTGGCATACCACGAAGAATTACATGCCTCAGGCAACGACGGCTACGCTGGTGTTCCGCTTCACAGGCACGAGCCGGGCAATGAGGAGCGCATGGGTGAGGTAGTTCTACATGAGGGCGAGGGCACATGACGGCAGCAGCGGAGAGCTCGGGGTGGCGCAAAACCTTCGAGATGTTCCTGACTGGAGAGATGGGGGACAACCAGGAGCAGCGAGGGTACTGCCCAGTCCATGAGGATCCGCAGCTGAGCAAGACTCCATCAGCTTCGTACAACTTTGCCAAGGGCACCTTTTATTGCTTCGGAGGCTGCGGAGGTATGTCGTTCAGTAGGTTGCTGAACGCATGTCGTGAGGAGTGGCCAGAAGAGTTTCCGCGCAAGGACTCCGCCCCGGCCCCGGCCACCCGCAGTGTCCGTTCCATCTCCGACGCACCTTCGAAGCGTGGTGAAGGAGGGGTACCGCTGCCGAGCGACGAAGACGTGCGTGCATGGGTGGAGACCCTCCAGAAGATGCCCACAATGCTGGGTGTCATGAACAACAAACGAGGGTTGTCAACGGCAACCATCGAGAAGTTTGAAATTGGCTGGCACAAGGACCGCTTCACCATCCCGGTGCGGGACGCTGACGGTGTGCTTCAGAACGTGCGCCGGTACAAGCACAACGCCACCAAGGCTGCCGACAAGATGTTGAACTTGCAGGGTCATGGCGAGGCCCGCTTGTTCCTACCGTGGATGCTGAGCGAACCTGAAGTCGTCATTACCGAAGGTGAGCTCGACGCCATTATTGGTCAACACCACGGCCTCCCCACGATGAGTCACACTGCTGGTGCCAGCGTGTGGAAGCCTGCCTGGAATCCCTTGTTTCAAGACAAGGTCGTGTTCCTTTGCTACGACGTTGACGATGCCGGTACCAACGGTGCGTTGAAGGTGGCGGCAGGCGTCAGTCGTTATGCTAAGGCTGTCTACATCATCAAGCTTCCCCTTACGGTTAAGGGGTCTGACCTGACCAACTACTTCGTTGACCAGGGCTATATCGCAGAGGACTTCTACGCCTTGATGGACGAGGCGAGGATGTCTCCATATGGCAGCAAGGCAAAGAAAGACAAGCTGGATATCCAGCCCAAGAGGGTGACGTTGGAACATAGCTTGTCGGCAGAGCACAAGGGTGACCCGCTCGAGATTGTTACCACCGTGGCAGGGAAGATGCAGCCCCCTTACCTGCTGCCCCAGAAGGTGCGATACCTCTGCGACCAAAGCTTGAGCCAGGCGCAGTGTAGCAAGTGCCCGATGTCTAGCCTCGGGGGAGACATGGCGGAGCGCATTGCCAAAGACGATCCGTTCCTTTTGGAACTAATCGACAGCAGCAAGAGCGCTTCGGATGCCAGCTTGAAAGAACGCGTCAACATTACCAGTCGTTGCAAAGTGGTAGAGATAGAGATTGAAAAGGAATGGAACGTTGAAGAGCTCATTGTCCTTCCGTCAGTGGACAATCGTGATGAGCAAACGCAGACGCCAATTACGCGCCGGGTCTACAACGTTGGTGAGTTCGCTACTCCGGTCAACACCACCAGCAGGCTCGTTGGGTTCAATACCAGCGACCCGAGAAACAAACGAGCCGTCTTCCAGAGCTGGGAATGCGAGCAAACAAAAACCAACATCGACGTCTTTGAACTGACACCGGAACTGCGTAAGGCTCTCAAGGTTTTCCAGCCTGCCAAGGGTCAGCCGGTACTGAAGAAGATGGGTGACATTGCTCGCGACTTAGAGGCCAACATCACCAAGATTTACGGGCGTGTGCCACTGCACGTCGCGTACGACACGGTGTGGCATAGCGTCATGGATTTCAAGTTCAAAGGCGTTGTGTTGGGCAAGGGATGGCTTGAGCTGCTGGTGCTGGGCGACACCCGTACCGGCAAGAGCGAGGCGGCCCTACGGCTCTCAGACCATTACAACGCAGGGGTGTTGAAGAGCTGCGAGGGGGCAACGTTCGCTGGTCTAGTGGGCGGTGCAGAGTCCGTTGGTGGCAAGTCCTGGATGGTGAAGTGGGGCACCATTCCCCTCAACGACCGCAGGTTGGTCGTGCTTGATGAGGTGTCGGGTATTGCTGACAAGAACATCATGGAGCAGATGAGCTCAGTTCGCTCTAGTGGTCGTGCGCAAATCACCAAAATTGTCAGCCAGGAAACCAGCGCACGAACACGTCTCATATGGATTGGCAACCCAGTGGACGGCACCACCCTCCGACACATGAACGGGGCTATCGAGGGCATCCAGAAGCTGGTGAAGAACCCAGAGGACATTGCCCGCTTTGATATGGCAATGGCAGTGGCTAGCGATGAGGTTGACAGCGGCATCATCAACGCTACCAATCCACCTCACGTGGAGCACGTGTACACGAGCGAGCTGTGTAGTGCCCTTGTTTCGTGGGCTTGGAGTCGCAAGGTAGACCAGGTCACATGGAAGGACGGCACCGAGGACTACATCCTGCGGGCGGCCGAGGAACTGGGGGAGCGGTACGTTGCTGAGCCGCCCCTCATTCAGGTTGAAAATGCACGTGTGAAGTTGGCACGCATTGCTGTGGCCATTGCCGCTCGTGTGTTCAGCTGCGACAAGACCGGCAACCTAGTTGTCGTGGGCAACGAGCACGTTGACGCAGCCGTGCAGTTGCTGGACTCGTTGTACGGAACTGAGAGCTTTGGTTACCAGCAGCACAGCGTTCGCACCATCAGGAACAGAGAGCGTGCCGAGGACAGCAAGCGGCAAGCGCGCATGTACTTGATGGGCGAGGAGAACGTGCTGTACACCCTGCTGCAATCTCGTGGAGACATGTTCAAGCCAAGGGACTTCGAGGAATCTGGCAGCATGCACAAGGAGCAGGCGCAAGAGGCTGTTCGTCAACTGGGCCAGTGGAAAATGATCCGAAGAAGGAACAAGGGTTACTTGAGCATGGAGCCCGCCCTCATTGACATCCTGAGTGAACTGGAAGACAAATTCGAAGAATAGCGGCACCGGCAACCACTAGGCTTAACACACAAGGAGGGCACAATGAAAAAGCTCGTAAAGGTACTGCGAGATTTAGTTGAGGAACTGGGCAACATTCACGGTATCTTAAACGACATCCGAATTAGCGTTTCCTCGATGGCTGAAGACATTCAGGAGATGAAAAATTCCACCAACGCCATGGTTGATGTTTACCTGAAGGAGAACTTGTGAGAGTCCTTGTTCTGGGTTGCGGTCCGGCGGGTCTGATGGCCTGTCACGCAGCCGCACTGACCGGGCACGATGTCGTTGTCGTTAGCAAACGTCGCAAGTCTGAGATGTACGGGGCGCAGTACTTGCACGCTGCTATCCCCGAGGTCGACTGCGGCAAGCCACGGCTCATTGAGTACAAGCTTGACGGTACCGTTGACGGCTACCGTGCCAAGGTGTACGGGCCGGAAAGCCGTCGTGCCGTCAGCCCCGAGAGCTTGGAGGCCAACCACCAAGGCTGGAACATCCGCCGGGCTTACGACGACCTCTGGGACATGTACGGACAGTACGTTGTCGACATGGAGTTCAAGGCACCGGCGGACCTTCACCAGTTCCTGCACAACGGTGGCTACGGGCAAGAGTTGGTCATCTCCAGCCTCCCAGCTCCGTTGCTCTGCGCAACGGATCACTCGTTCATGGGCGAGGATATCTGGGCCATTGGCGACGCGCCGGAACGGGGTGTGTTCAACCCCATTGCCGTGCCCGCTGAAACCGTTGTGTGCAACGGAGACCCCAACGTCAGTTGGTACCGCACGGCCAACGTGTTCGGCCGTTCTACGACCGAATGGCCTGGGAGGCGCAAGCCCCCAATAGAAGGGGTGGCCCGTGTGACCAAGCCGCTGAGCACCGATTGCGATTGTTGGCCCCTCATCCGTCGAGTCGGGCGGTACGGCCAATGGCAGAAGGGTGTGTTGAGCCACACGGCTTACCAGGAGACGGCTGAGTATCTCGGCGGTCAAGGCATTCAGGAGGCGTTGTTCTGATGGGGGCTTCGGCTGGCTACATTGGCGAGATCATCCGCCGTCGTCTCATTCAACAGACCAAGGACTGCGAGAGCCCTGTCGGCATCGCTCTTAGCGGTGGGGTTGATTCTTGCAGCATCCTCGCGGCGATGTGCTTCAACGGGGTCCGACCGGTTGTGTTCTCGTACACCCCAGACAGCCACGAATCAACGGACTTCAAAATGGCCCGAGAGTGTGCCGGAGACCTTGGCCTGGAGTTCGTGCCGGTCTATTTTCCCATGAGCACCGCACAGCTTGAAGCCGGTGCCCGGGAGGTCGTCTCTTACGGCTACAAGACCAAGTTGGAAGTCGAATGCCTTGTGCCGATGATGCACGTGCTAAGGGTGGCAGCTCGGGTCGGCGTGCACTGCCTCTACACTGGGGATCAAGCCGACGGGTTCTTCATCAACAATAACTGGATGGCACGCAACTTCGACCGTGCACAAGGCATTCCCGGCCCTTTGCGTAGAGCCGTCAGCAAGGATGATGACCCGTGGCGTATTGACAAACTACGGGACATCTACTGGAATGAGGACCGTAGCTGCTCCGGTGCCCTTCAGTTCTTGGGCGGCACGGTCGGCGTGTCCGTTCAGGTGCCGTACCGAGACGAGGCCATTCGAGAAGCGTTCAAGGGCAGCCTCTGGACGGACATCAATGAGCCCCGCATCAAGGAGCCCATCCGCCTTGCGTTCAAGGACATTTTGAACGTGCGCATCCCGACGCGCCCGCTGCCTGTCAACCTACACAAGGGCGACAGCTTGTTCGCCGAAACGATGGGTCGCAAACTCATGGGTGCCGAGCATCTTCGGGGGCCATGGGCAACTACTACTGGCCTCTATTCCGCTATGGCCCGAGGCAGCATCTGATGGGCTGGCTGCAAGAGGACAGCCCGATTGTTGCCCTTGACTACGACGGCACCCTCGGTGTCTATCACTACCACTTCACGAACTTCGCCAGTGAGTGGGTTGGTCGTGCATTGCCCGGTGGGTACGACGGCGGCAAGCCGTTCTATCAACACCTCGGCCTCAGCAAAGAGACGTACCGCAAGTGCAAGCTCGCCTACCGGCGCGGCGGCCTCAAGCGCAGCATGCCTGCGTACGGCGGAGCTGCGGAACTGACTCGGATAGTTCGGTTGCGCAAGGCAAGGGTCATCATCTGCACGACGCGTCCGTTCCTCAGCCTCGAGGACATCGAGGGAGACACGGTGCACAATGCCAGGCGGCATGGCATCCAGTTCGACTACATGATTAGCGGCGAGAAGAAGTACCACGAGCTGAAGAAGCTGGTGGACCCAGAGCGCATCGTGATGGTGCTGGAAGACCAGGACGACATGCTTGCCCAGGCCACCCGCCTCTCCCTCCCCGCAGTGCGCATCCTGCGAGCACACAACGACGCTTCCATTCTAGAAGTGGAACACGAAGTAGACAGCCTCCAGGCCGCTACTGAGCTAGCCTTGCAACGTATGGCCATTCGGCGCAGTGAACGATATCTAGCTAGTGAACGCGAGAGGAAACGCGCATGATCGGATACGAGGAGAAGCCAGTCGGCAAGCAGGGCCGCGAGGTTGAGGTGTTGTTCGACCCCAACATCACCCGGCCGGTGCTCGTGCTGTACATGCCTGCTGCAACAGAGGGCACGGTTCAGACCGATGGTATGTGGTCCATCGTTGCCTTCTACAACCAGTGCGTCAATCTCGTGTACACCAAGAACATCACGTACCGAGACGCCTGGCGTAGGCAGGGGTACATGGGAAACACGGCTCGCATTATGAGCAAGGTGGAGCGGCTCAAGGCCATGTTGTGGCAGGACCACCAGCTCGAAGACGCCAACGAGCCGGTATCAGACACGTTGCTTGACCTCGCCAACGTGACCGCGTTCGCTGCCATCAACCAAAGCGAGGGCAACAAGTGGGGAGTGCGGCACCCATGATTGAAATCAAGGGTCTTCGAGAGGTGTGTGCACACGACATGTGTGCCTCCAAGGCGTGTGGCGAAATGATTGGCTGCATTGCAGCGATGGCCTGGAAGGATGAGAAGACCGGTCAGGTCTACGTCATGCACGTCATGTGTGCTCCGCCCAAGCTGCGCAAGGCTTACCACGAGGCTGGGCGCAATGGCTGACTTCGGCTGGGAAGACATGCCTGACAGCCTGGCGGAATTGCTGTACGAGTTCCACGAGGGGTCGCATGCCTTGACGAGGTTGGTTGCGTACCTGCCGAAGTTCAACGACTGGGTTGAGGAGAACGTTGCCAAGTGCAACTCTGAAGCCTTCTATGCACACGACGCCTCAGCCGGTAAGTGTGGCGAGCTGCCGGTGCCGGGTTCAGAGTTTTGTCCGGTGCACATGCCTGCCGAGGAGTTGGGCGACAATGGCTGACGTTCGGGTCAACGTGTACGAAGATGGCATTGTGGCCGTTGAGTTTGACCACGCATGCATCGTTCGGGACAAGCGTCGTATGTTGAACGACGAGGAGTTCTGGGATGACGTGTTCGGGATGCCTGACCCCTTCGCCGTAGAGGAACCGGACATGGACTGCATTGGCATCGACAGCCCTACGCCGTGCCCGGAATGCGGAGCTACCGGTGCTTGTGGCAACGACAGTGAAGGCCGCCCCATGATTCATGTAGTACAGGAGGATGATGAAGGCTAAGACAGTCAGCCAGTTCCACTCGCTGCACCATCACTCGACGTACTCGTACATGGACGGGTACGGCACCCCCGAGCAGCACGCGAAGGCAGCGGCTGACTTGGGGATGCCTTCGATGGCCTGGACAGAGCACGGTAACGTCAGCAGCCATGTAAAGGGCGAGCGAGCAGCCCTTGCCCTAGGCATCAAACCCATCTTTGGGTGCGAGCTGTACACCGGCCCGGTGGGTGAAGATGCCAGCCGGTACAAGTGGCATCTCACGGTGCTAGCCATGAACGAAACGGGGCTCCGCAACCTTTACGCTATGGTTTCGAAGGGATGGAAGGACGGCTTCTACTATGAGCCTACGGTTAGTGGTGAAATGCTTGCGGACTACTCGGAGGGGCTTATTGTCCTTTCAGGTTGCTCCGGCTCGAAAATGGCATGTGACCTTGTCGGTGGCAAAGGAGTTGAACCCCACGAGGTTGACTATGGGGCTGCTCTGGAGACTGCCCTCAGGTTCCGGGAGCTTTTTGGAGATCGTTTCTATCTCGAAGCGCAAGCCTTTCCCGAGCTTGAACGTACGCGGAATATCAACAAGGCTTGGGCGCAAATGTCGAAAGAGACAGGCATCCCGCTTGTCGTAACTGGCGACGTGCATTACCCGAAGCCGGGCGACAACGAGATGCAGGTCATGCTGCACGCCATTGACCGTGGCGGTCGCAACAACACAGTCGAGAAGCAGGCGCAGGGTTGGGGCTACGATATCCAGCTCACATCCTTTAGCGACAAGGTGATTTGGCAGAAGTTGAAGGCCACCGGCCTCACCGGCAAGCAGGCTGAGTCGGCAGTGCGTATGACTGGAGAGATTGCCGGTCGCATCAATGTCACTTTGCCAAAGCTGCAGGAGCTGGAGTTCCCGCTGCCAGAGCACACTCCGAAGCAGGAGTTCTTCCGCACGATGGTGCGCGAGGGATGGAAGTACCGGGGCTTTGACAACCTGCCCAAGAAGCTGCGCAAGGAGTATTCGAAGCGGCTTAAGTACGAACTGAACCTCATCGAGCTCAAGAACTTTGAGGACTATTTCATGGTGGTAGCGGACCTCGTTGTTCGCGCCAAGAACAAGGGCATTGCGGTCGGCCCTGCCCGGGGCTCCGCCGCAGCCTCGTTGGTGTGCTACTGCATGCGCATTACCGAGGTCAATCCGATGCTGTTCCCCAACCTGCTGTTCGAACGGTTCATTGATATCAACCGGCACGACTTACCGGATATTGACTTGGACTTTGACGACGAGCGCCGCTGGGAAGTGCGCGCCGACCTCGTGGACATGTACGGCGAAGACCGCGTGGGCAACATCGGAACGTTCACCAACTACAAAGGTAAGAATAGCCTTGACGATGTAGCGCGAGTCAACAACGTTCCCAAGTACGCGGTAGATGCCATCAAAGAGAAGTTGATTGAGCGCAGCTCCGGAGACCTGCGTGGCAGCAGTACCATCGAGGACACCATCGCCATGTTCCCCGACGTTGAGAAGGTGTTTCAGGAGTTCCCCGTGTTGTACGAAGCGCAACGCCTAGAGGGCAACCTCAAGGGCTTTAGCGTGCACGCAGCGGGGCTCGTGGTGGCCAACCAGACCCTTACCGACTCGGTGGCGGTGTATGCCCGGATCGACAGTAAGACAGGGAAAGAAGGCAACGTCCTCAGCATCGACAAGCACGATGCGGAGTACATCAACGCGTTGAAAATTGACGTGTTGGGCTTGACCACGATGGGTGTTATCAGCAACTGTCTCAAGATGATTGGCATGTCGCTGCAGGAGCTGTACGACATCCCGCTGGACCAAGAGAACGTGTTCGATGGGTTCAAACGCAACGAAGTCGTCGGCCTGTTTCAGTTTGACGGCAGGGCAATGCGCTCGGTCAATCGTGAGGTGAAGCCGGACAACTTCGCAGAGGTGTGCGACATCAACGCACTTGCCCGCCCTGGCCCTTTGCACTCCGGTGCCGCTGCCGAGTACATCATGGTGAAGCACGGTAAGAAGAAGGCCGTCATCTTGCACCCGGTCGTCGGGGAGATTACCGCCCACACGAACAGCCAGATCGTTTACCAGGAACAGATTCTCCAGGTCGTTCGGAGGCTTGGAAACTTCAGCTGGGAAGAGGCTGCCCAGATTCGTAAGCTCATCTCTAAGAAGCAAGGTGAGCAGGCGTTCAACCGCATGATGGGTAAGTTCGTGAAGGGGGCCATGGACAACGACATGTCCGAGGTCAATGCCATCAAGGTTTGGAAGCAGCTCGTGACCGCCGGTGCTTATGCGTTCAACGCCGCGCACTGTGTCTCGTACGGGATGCTTGCCTACTGGACCATGTGGCTCAAGCAGAACTTCCCGCTGGAGTTCTACTGTGCGGCTCTGCAGAAGTACGACCCGAAGACCAAGGGCTTCGACTTGCTGAAAGAGGCGCTGGACAAGGGCATTGACATCTTGCCGCCGGACCCATACAAGAGCGAGCGGTCGTGGACGTACGACAAGGAAGCCAACAGCTTGCGTGCTGGCTTTGAGCAGATCAGCGGCATCGGTGAGAAGACAGCGAACGCCATGCTGGCTTACCGCGAAGACCGGCTGCAAGAAGAGTCGGTAAGCGGAGTCGAGCCGGACGTTAGCTGGGACGACTACCTTGCCGTCAAGGGCATCGGACCTGCCACGATGGATAAGGTCCGCGCCTTCTGCCTGGACCCCGATCCCTTCGGCGTGTACCGGCTGGGGCAGGCTCTCAAGAAGGTGCGCCGGTACATTTGGGAGTACGGCGACATGGACGGCATTCCCTTGCCTACAAGCAAGAGCGAGGACATCCCGTACGAACCCATCAAGGGCGAGCACGTATGGGTTGGCGTAGTGCGGGACCGCAACCTCAAGGACCTGTACGAGCTGCACCGCAGCCGCACGGGAGATGAACTGGACCCGGCTACGGTCAAGGAGCCAGAGCACATCAACTGGTGCGTCATCGTGGGAGAAGACGAGACCGGACCACTGACTATGACCGTGCACCGCATGCGCGGTCTCTACGAGAGGTACAAGGAAAAGATTTGGAGCATTGACCCTAAGCGCGATGTCATCGTTGTCCGAGGCTACAAAGCGCAGCAGTACCGGAGGGCAATCTACGTGCAGGAATTGCATGTGCTGAACCCAGACACGCTCCCAGATTTCCAGGACTGAAAGGCACCAACATGCAGGGCATCGAAGAGTATTATGAGAAGTGGAACAAGGACATCGAGTTTGCAAACGAGGTCCTATTCGACCAGTTCGGCGGTGGAGAGAACGCCTTCGTCATTGACGAGGTAGCTCTGTTCTTCCGGGACCGAACGCAGGCCATGCAGTGGATTCTTGACCAGGTTGGCAAGGACGGAGTCACACTGTTCAACTACGCCCAAGACGAGGTACACACGCACCCGTTCAACACGGACTACGACGTGCACTACTACTTCCTCTCGACGCCGTTCAAGTACCGAGTAGAAGCGATGGCCTTGGGCAACGGTCTGAGCCCGCTGCACGAGAGCTTGCGTCCGTACGCCAGCAACGAAGCTCACGACCCCGTTGGTCCGAGGCCTACGGTGCACTACAGCTTCAAATGTCAGGACGCTCCTACGTATCACCGGGTGACCGATTGGCTCGGGAAGATGGAGTTCGGACACGTGCAGACCTGCCGCTCCACGTACGGGCTGTTCTCCTACTGGAGCATGAGCGAGAACGTAGACCCCAATGGCACCATGGACGTCTACCTCAAGCCGCGCGTTAACACCCGAGACGAGCGTGTCCCCGTTGACCTCGGCCCACGCCCCGACGGTGGCTATCTCAGCGCGAAGGCGGGCAAGTGAGCGTCTTAGTGGTTGGCTCCTCCCCCGACTCCCTCGGCGCCGCAGTCCGAGACGCCTTGCAAGCAAGGGCTCTTCGAGTCGTGACGGCTGGCATCACCGGAGAGGAGCGCTACCTGGATGTCACGGACCCGGACAATTGCAAGGACGTCATACTGCGTACTCGACCTAAGCAAATCGTAGTGACGGCTGGCATCAACCATGGCTTCACTCTGCGGGCGGAGGGTTTGCGGGGGGCGATGCACGAACACATGGCCGTCAACTATATCGGAGTCATCACGGTGCTGACGGCATGGCTTGAAGCACGGGCTGAATACTCCGAGACTTCGAACGGTCAGTTCGTTGCCATCAGCTCCAACTCGGCGCACATCGCACGACGCGGTTCGATGGCGTACTGCGCAAGCAAGGCGGCGCTCAGTATGGCGCTACGCTGTGCGGCCCGAGAAACGGCCGAAGAGGGGTTGCTGGTGTACGGCTATGAACCGGGTCTCTTGGCCGGTACGCCCATGACGCAGCAAGCCGCGCAGGACTTTCCTGGTCCGCTGCACCGCATGCCGGGGGTGGGCCAACTCGGCTTGTCTACAAGGGATTTCGCCCGCACCATCGCCACGAACTTGCAGCACCCGAACCAAGCTCTGCACGGTGCAATGCTCCGTCTCGACGCTGGCGAGCAGTAACAAGAACTGGATGAGTTGAAATGCGGGCGGGTCTGCTATTGACCTGCTAGCTTGGCAACGACAAGGAGGGCAATTGACAATGAAGAGTTACACGCTGATGCAGGAGAAACATCTCTTGGAAGACCTTGAGGACCGCAAGGTCATTCGGGGTAACAACACCGACGAAGAGCCAAGGCAGGGTCGCATCGTTGCCGTGAACAACAGCGGCCACATCGGCCGCGTCTGGGTGTTGTGGTCCGGCGAGCTCGACCCGGCCTCACACCGACCCAACGAGCTGATGCTGCTTGACAAGAACGACGCGTTCCGCAAGAAGCTCTCGTGGCACGGCAAGCGCTTTGGTGAGCTGGATGCCTTTGTGCAGCAGGCGAAGCGCGAAGGTGTGCTGCCCGACGCCAAGCTGAATGACAACGAGCCGGGTACGCACGTGCACGTCAACGTGCCGTTGCCGCTGGTGCCTACTGAGCCGGGCAAGCACGACCACGACTTCACCGAGAAGTGCATGCCGCTGTGTCCGGCGTTTCGCTTAGACCCCGGGGATAGCTGATGGGCAAGGTGTACATCGCGGGGCCCATGTTCGGGTACCCCGACAAGAACAAGGCGTCGTTTCAGTTCTGCCAGGACATGCTGGAGAACCTTCACGACGTGCCGCCGTCTCTCATCGCCAACCCGGTAAGCATTCCGGCGTACGAACACGGCGAGGAAGCTTGCCCCGGTGGGCAGCGCAAGGTCAGCGAGTTCGACGAGCACGGTGCGGGTTGCTACTACCGAACCGACATGTTCGAGCTCCTGCAGTGTGAGCACGCCATCTTCCTGCCTGGTTGGGAGAACAGCGTCGGGTCACGACTGGAGATGCAGGTCGTTACGGCTTGCGGAATCCAATTGCTGTTCATGGACATGAAGACGGGCGAGGTGTACAACACGCTAGCCGAGACGTTGCGTCTCGACTGGTGGCGTCCGTCCGACGAGCAGCCGCAGTAGTTCCACATCATTGCCAACGGCCCATAGGGTCGATTGGTGCGCTAGGTTTGCTTCACTGCCCCGGCTGGTGGCCTGTACGCCAGGCATCTTCGGACCGGTCGGGGCTCACAAATACCAACGAAACAAGGAGAACCATGTTCAAGACCATCGGCCGCCTCGCGGCCGTCGTAGCGGTGGCGGCCCTCGCCTTCACCGGTGCGGCCACTGCCAACGCTGTTGACTACGACGTCGCCAAGGCCGCTGCCACCGTGCAGCCGGGGGCCGAGACCGTTGGACCCCGCGAGATCAAGGACCACACCGTCGGCAACGGCGAACTCATCGACAACGGCGTCGGCTGGAACAAGCTGGGTTCACAGATCCGCATCGACATCGCCAACAGCGACGTTCGGAAGCCGGGTGTCGTTCACGAGGCGGCGCTCGACGCGGCACTGAAGGCCAAGGTCAACGCACCCAACGTCGGCGGTCTGACCAGCGCGTACTACGCCGTTGCCTTCTACGACAAGGGCGACACGAACGCCGGAGCCATCGCGACGGTTGCCTGCAAGGTGGAAGCCGACATCGCCATCAGCGGTGGTGCGCAGACCGTGGGCCTCGACGCCGGAGCCAACTCCCGCAACACCCCGGTGAACAGCAGCTTCCCGGGTCGCATGGACTGGACTACCAACGCGCCCAAGGCCAACCGGCTCGACGGCTGGGTCGTGCAGTTCGGCGGTAACGCTGGCACCGTGAGCGACAAGGCTCCCGAGAAGGTCAAGGTCTGGGCGCTGTGCCTGCCGGGTGCGGAGCTGCCAGTCGTGCAGACCTACACCCAGTCCGAGGACGACTGACCAACTGACTGACCACCGCTGTACCCCCTCCTAGGTGGTCCCTTGCGGCTCGGCTCGTTGCCCTCACCAACGACCGAGCCGCTTGGAATACCCTTGATAGGAAAGTAGGAGCCATGAGCAATCTCATCGACCACGCAAAGCGCGAGCTGGAGCTGGTTGGGCAGTACGAAGAAGACCCCGCGTTCGCGGTCTCGGTACTGGCTGCCGTGTCCGCGTTCGCTGCGTACCCAGGGCATTCGGGCGGTAGCGCGTTCGCGGGCATCAGCATGATCAGCGACCTGTTGCAGTTCAAGAACCTCAGCCCGCTGACCAACGACCCGGCCGAGTGGGTGCACCACGGACCTGACACGTGGGGGCAGCCGGGCGGCATCTGGCAGAACGTGCGCAACGGCAGCGCGTTCAGCGAGGACGGCGGCCTGACGTACACGCTGGTTGACGAGGACAAGAGGGCTGAGCCGTACCGCACTCGCATCACCCACGACAACAGCGGGCAGCTGTTGTCTAAGGCAAGGATGCTGCCGGTCGAAAACCACGACGACTCCATGAACGCTGCGATGCCCTACGAGGGAGACACGCAGGACGCCATCGTCGGCATCCGCTGTGCGTGCGGAAAGATCATCCGAGAAGATGAGTTTGTCGCGCACTGCAACGCCAACAGCCCGGGTAAGCACTTCGAGAAGCGGGGCGAGTGATGGACCACGATTGGGCAGAGATCGGCAGGCAGTACGAGGTACTGCGCACCGGTACCGCAACCCGCATCGATGGCCCCGGGTACAAGATTTATCGGGTCGGAGAGATCATCCGCATCGACGTCTCGAAGAACGGAAACTGATGGCCGAAGGCAACGAGTTGCAGCGGTGGGCTGACAAAGCGATGTTCCAGAGCGAGGCGATGCCGTTCAACGTCAACGAGACGGGGCCGCGCGTGCACCTGATTGGCATGACGGCTGACCCGCTGGGCCACATCGCGGCAGCGGCCAAGATGTATAAGGGCGAGGTAGTGCGCAGCCTCTCGGACGTCACGTTCGCCGAGCGGGGTTCGTACCTGCGCGAAATCATGGCGACCAAGCTCAAGGCACCGTTTGAGTTCGTCAAGTTCCATTTCATGATTGAGGGGGTGACTCGTAGCTTCACGCATCAGATGGTGCGGCAGCGCACAGCGGCGTACGCGCAAGAGTCGCTTCGCTTTGCTGTGAAGGAGAACCTAGATGAGGAAGTGCTGTTGCCTCCCTCCCTCGCTGGCCTGCCCGCAGACCACCCTCAACGCGTCTTGTGGCGGCAGGGGCTCAACCGCCTCGACGACGTGTACAACGCTCTCATTGCCGACGGGGTGCCTGCTGAAGACGCACGCGGCCTGCTGCCGCACAACGTCACGACTCGGTTGCACTACACCACCGACCTGCGGGCATTGCAGGACCATGCTGGCAACCGGTTGTGCACCCAAGCTCAGTTCGAATGGCGCAGTGTCTTCGTGCGCATTGTCGATGCCATTCGCAACTACAAGCCACACGCGGCCATCATCAAGTCCACGACGACCAACCTTCCCAAGGATGTGTTGGACGCCATGGCCTTCCTTGACTCTAACGAGTCCTGGCAGTACGAGGCCATTGCAGACTTGTTCCGACCCGTCTGCTACCTCACCGGCAAGTGCGAGTTTCAGGCGGAGTTCGACCGGCCCTGTTCCATCCGTAGTCGGGTGCAGGCCAACCACGACATCGGGCGACCGAGCAAGGATTGGGACACCGAGCACGACACGGTTGACCCTCTGACCATTGTGGCTGGTGTCGGGCCGCAATCCGTTATTCGAGAAGAGTTTGCCGAGGGCAACATTCATCGCCCGGTTTTCATCGGCGCCATCCAGCCGCACGAGTGGCTGACAGACCCCGGTGCAGCCCGGTGAAGAGGTACCGGCTTCGCTGGCCGTTTCAGTGGATTGAGGTCACCGAGTATGAGTGGCGTCGTTCGCTGTACGGGCGGTTTGTTTGGTACTACGCCACCAAGACCGGCGGCCCCGTTCTCAAGGGCGAGGCGCACTGGTGGCAGGTCAACGGTTTCCTGTTCCAGGCAAAGGGAAAGAACGTTGGCATCGTGTTCCGTAGGCACATCAAATGACTGGGGCAGAGATGAGCAGCATTGACGACGGACGGGACCTGCGGGTGCCCGGTGGGGTAGGGGCGGCTATCCGAATGGGCCTCGCTGAGATTGTGCAGCGACTCCAGGTCAGCACACCCCTCACGGCGACCGAAGCGGTCGAGCACATCCGCTACGAGCTGAACGTTCTAAAGGGCAACTACGTCAAGCAGGGAGACCAGGATGGGAAAGGGTCGGAATGAACGGGATACAGCAGATGAAAGACGAGCTGCTAGCGCAGCGCGCACTCCTCGGGGGTCTGACGAACCAGGACCTCTGCCAGCGGTACGCGAGGGTGACGGAGCAGGAGTGGCGGGCGATGCCAGCGGGGAATCTGGTGGCCTGGCAGGACGAGCTGACCGACCGTGGCCTCGTGGCGCAACTGGAGCGCGACCTACAACTGCACACCCTGCCGCACTGGAGGGTGCTGCAGAAGAGGGGTGCCGAGGGCACGGACGAGGCACTGGTCGCACTCCGGGAGACCTGGAACCAGGCGAAGGCTCAGCTGTTGCCGATAGCAAAGGTTCTCGGTCTGAGCTCGGAGCCGGTGGACCGGGCGGACCGGTTGTTCTTCACTCGCCTGGCCAACGACTCGCGCCATCCGATGACGGCGGAGACAGTGGAAGCTCTGATGAGAATGAGCCACGAGGACCGGGTGGCTCGGGTGGAGCTTTGGGTGGAGGATCGGGAGGGGAGCGGGTGGCCAGTCAGTCCGTCAACGGAGGAGTGGCTCCAGAACCCGTTATCGGTGGAGACCGGCCGGGTCGCGGGTGGGTTGCCCAAAGCAACGGAGTCACCTACCCCATCCGAAGCTCCGACGGGAGGTTCGCCGAGATCAAGGGCGTCGACAATGTCTGGCGACCTGCAGACAGGACCTCCGATTGTTGCGGCTGCGGAGCCGGGCCGAGTGATCGCCCAGCCATCTTCCGGGGCGAGCTCTGGTGCAGCGACGCCTGTCGAAAATGGCTTGCAGACCGAGGTGTACTTGAGGCTGCCACTGAACGCAAAACGTGACGCGTTCGTGCACGACGGCTTCCTGTACGTACGGCGTTCGGTGCTGCAGGACTGGTGGAGTCACCTCAACTCCGGCAAATGTTGCACACAGCAACGGTCGGGTCTTTCGGGCCACTCGTCCTCGTGCTGGATCTACCAAGATGCCGTACGTTAAGGTCGTTGTTCCTGACCGTACGCTTCCGCATCAAATCATCATCAGCAACGTTCAGAAGACCGCTCGGCTTACTGTGTCGTGCAACTGCATGCCGGTTCGGGTGGGCGGTACTCAGAAGCCAATGATGACATTTGCTGAGGGCACCGATGCAGCGAAGCTGTTGCATGCATGGCGAATCACGAAGCAACATCGAACACACCAAGCGCCATTCGACTACGCGGCCATTAACGCTTCGCGGCGTGGGCCTACGTACCGGCTGGCCTAGCGGGGAACAGGCAGGGTCGGGCTTAGAACGCAGCTTGCGGGCTGGTTTGTGTACTGGGCCCGACCCAGCTTCTCAGGAGGGCAGGAAGCAATGGACGTACCCGAGGGCAGACTCGTGGTCTGCAGCTTTGATCCCGGTATTCGTAGCGGGTGGTGTTGGTATGACCTCGACCGAATTGAGATGTGCACGCAGGGAACGCGCATTGGTCTCAAAGGCGGCGAGACGAACTTCGGCCAGTTTGATTCGTCCAAGGGCGAGCGATACGCGGTCGACCAGATGGTGCAGCTCACTAGGCGGTGCTGGGAATGGGCGGACGTCGACGAGGAGACGGACACGTTCATAGTCACAATTGAAAACTTCACGTTGCGCGACATCGTGAATACGGGCCCGGAGCTCCTATCTCCGGTACGCATGACAGCCCGGTACCTGGATAGGCTGGAGACGTCAGGCATCGCCATCTGGACCCGGTGCAGCGCATCGGAAGCCAAGAACACCGTGACCGACCAGCGGCTCAAGTTGTGGAACCAATACAGCTCGTCGTCCGGAGAGCATGCGCGTGATGCGCAACGGCACGGCATCCTCATTGCTCGCAAGTATGCAAGCGACCTCGGCTTCCGCCAATGGGCGGGCGTCGGCCTATCGAAGAAGGAAGTCTCAGAATGATTAAGCGCATCGTGAACACCGACCCGACCTCCCCGGTCCCCGCAGACACCATCGGCATTCTCGAGTCCGTAATCGAGGAGCGTGACAGGGCAATGCAGAAGTGGGGTGTGCAGTCGCACCCGGATGGTACGGCCGACAGCAAGCTCAACGTCTTCAGCCGTGAAAAGCAGCGGGAGCGCGTTGACCGGCAGGCAGAGACGAGGAACAGCAACTGGTTCGACATCCTTCTCGAGGAAGTGAAGGAGGCTCGGGCCGAGTCAGACCTCGTTGCCCTGGACAAGGAGCTGTGCCAGGTGATGCAGGTGTGCCTGGTCTGGCGTGAGGACATCTGGCGTCGGATGGCTGCTATTGACCAGACCGACTCTACGGGTGAGGTAGCTGAAGAAAAGGCGATGCGGGAGCTGGCTGATCGCGTAAGCACCTCAATGTCACCGGCTCTCAGGTCGCTGAGCAAGGGCTTCAACCCCGGGCGTCAATACATGCTCGATAACATCCGGGCTCTCAGGGTGCATTCCAGGGGTCGTTCGAAAGAAGACCTGGATGCCCTTGTGCAGTTGGAGGCTTGGGTGAAGGGACTGCCCGCTTCGTGGTGGGATGCCAACTTCAAGGCTGAGCCTGCGGAGGCCCAGAGCGAGGGCGGCGATGAGTGGCAGGAAGCTCACGATGTAGAGGTCTCGGCAGCTCTTCAGACCCCGTTCCCGGGTGTCGCTGTGCCGTTGCACGGGGCAACTTTTGTTGAGTTTGAAGGTGAGCTGGGTGGTGACTCGAAGAAGGGGTAAGAGGTTGCCTCGGGCCCGCAAACGGTCAGACTCGCTGGCGTGGGCAGAGGTGCCGCCACCGCCAGACATGAGCGACTACGACCGCGACAGTTCAGATGAGGTTAGTTCGGTCCCCCTCCCCCTGGTTGAATCAGGGGTGGGCGGAGCCATTGAGGATTGGGATGACGATGCGTGGCTGTGAGGGATTGTGAGTAAGTCATGGATGGGCAGTATCGTTTCAATTGAGCTGGATTGGCACGAGGGATTGTTTGTTGAGACCTCGGCTGCTCCGCCCGCTATTCTTCACACTCCGGGGCACGGTTCAATGCGTGCCTTTGATACGCCGGTGGGGGTGTGGTTTGATGCCAAGTGCTGCCTCTGCGAGTGGGCCTACGAGATGCGGGCAGGTATGGCGGAGCCGCTGGTGCGGGACAAGGGCCAGAGCGTGTCGTACGGGTACCGCACGCCTGACATAGAAGGGATGTTGGGCTGGTGCGGGTACCACCGGAGCTCGTTTACACATAAGCGGGCGGTAGAGAATTTCAAGAGATTGAAAGGTCAGGAAAAGAAAGGTCAGGGGTAGGTCTCTCCCCCACGCTATATATAACACTTATCGCGTGAGAGATGAGAGAGAAATATCTATATATATAGGGTCTGGTTTAAGTACCTCTGGGAAGTCTAGGGTGGTTGAATTGTTCGGAGTATTTCGATATGGGGAAGGGGGCATATCAAGGGTAAGCTAGTGCATAGATTTATCGTCCATCGACATTAGCCAGGGAGGCTCTCGTGCTTGAGGACTCGGAGTTTGGTGGGCACGCTGGGCTTATTCAGCCGCCCCCGCACAGCACACTTAGCAGCGCACGGGAACAGCTCATGCTGGTGTATGGAACAGACCCGTGGGACGACGCCCAGGGCACAGACGCCGTGCTAGCGCTCGTTCTAGCGGGAAAGTATCCATCCGTCCCTACACAGGCTCCAGCTGAGATTCTTCCTCTTCAGCCAGAGGTGCTGATGGTTGCCCTTAGCAACGTCGGGACGACCGTGCAGTTCGTGGGCGTAGGCAGCATGGATTTGCGTCGGGCCCGCATCAAGATCTCTCCGGATGCCAGCATGATCCCGCACACGTTCGGACCGGAGAAGGAATACTCTTTGTCTCCAATGCACGTCGTCCAACTGGAGGTTGGGTCTATTGCCCCCGGCCACTACTGGGTTCAGGTCCTGATGAACAACATTCAGGTCACTGATGTGTGGGAGGTTGACGTTGTCTGAAGCAACTAAGGCCGCTCGTCGTCGTCGCAAGATCCGGGCAGGCCAGTGGATCCGCAACATGACGCAAGACGAGTACGTGGGCTACCTCGCCGCGTGTGACCTGCTGGGGCTGGGCGTACGCAACATAGACGGCACGGTGGCAGCTCCGGCACCGACCAATGTCACGAGCCTGTTCCCGGTGGGGCAGAACGTTGGTGGCATCGTGCCTGAGGGTGGTGACAGCAAGCCAGGTAATACGGACACACGCGTACGCGGGCGGCTGAAGCCTATTCGGCTGGGCAAGCGCTGGTCTGAAATCATGGACCGGATTGCCGACAAGGAATACACCTGGGATGAGTTTGTCGCCACGCTCTCTCCAGAAGAGCTTGCCCGAGGCATGCTTCGTGACAAGCACGGCAGCTTTACCGGCAGGCCACCGAGCATCGTCCCGCGTGCCTTTCATGATGCTTGCATTAGGGAACTACTCGGACGTGGGCGCATCCTTTACAAGGAGAACTACATCGCCGCTATTGAGGCGATGACGGCCATTGCTCAGAACCCCAACGCCAAGGAGAGCGACCGCATCAAAGCCGCTACCTTCGTCATTGAACGCCTTGAAGGTAAGGTGCCTGACAAGCTGGAGGTCAGTGCGGCCGACCCATGGCAGCAGATCATCAGCGGCATTGTGGCCCAGGTCGACGACGAACAGGTCGCACGTACGCAGGAGTACCTTAGCCGCCGAGGGGAAGACGCTAGCTTGTAGCAACGAACGTTCGCACCGCTAGACTGAAGGCTTCAACGAAGGAGGGCACACATGACACTGTTGGTCAAGGAGCTACAGGCCAAGCTGAAAGAGGCTGGCCTCAGAGCGCAGGCCATGTCGCTTACGTACGAGCGACGCATCGCTGCACAGAAGGACATCATCACCCGGCTTGTGCAGAGCCGAGAGTTGCCGGACCAGACCGCCTGGAACGACCTCGCCATGCACCAAGCCGAGACAGCTGACGAGCTGCTGTTGCACAAGGCAACGACTCAGAAGATCATCGACCTCGTTCGGGCTGAGGAAGGTGCATCGGTGCTATCGGTGGCGTTGCTGGAGGCAATCATTCAGGAGGGTGCTGAGCAGGAGAAGCTGCGTCGGGAGGCCTTCCGTAATGGCTGAAGCAACGCCGACAGAGTCTCGTCCTTCGTTCGCCTGCTTCTCCACTTGTCGTTGGTGCGGTGGGAAGGTGCAGCGAGACTCCATGGTGTCCTCTACGTGGTACCACCGCATCCAGAAGGGTGGACATGCGAAGACGATGTGTGAAGCGACCGACCTCAGCGCGCACTTCGTCAAGCTGGTTCAGTTGCGCATAGCAACTGCTGACGCGTACGACGAGGACACGCACATGGACGGCGCACCGAAACAGTTCAGATGGGGCGAGAGGCAACGAGCTTTAGAAGAGCTGGCCGATTGGTGCGTGGAAAACGTTGAGTTCGTGGTGCGCAATGGCTGACGGAGAAGAGGAGTACGGCATTGACCCAATTGCCGAAGGCAACGACTACGACTTCGAAGATGCTGTACAATCCTGGGTTGCCGCAGAGATGACGGAGTACGGCGTCGACGGTGGCAACTGGCCCAACGTAACGGAGGTAACGGAATGAGCGAGCCCGAGGTAGAAGTAGAGCCGGTAGACCCGCGTCACGAGGACATCCCGGCTCCGGTAGATGCCTTTGACAACGATGAGCAGATGCTGAAGGATGCCCGCAAGACGTTGCCGCGTGGGCACTGCAAGAGCCTCCTCGTGGCCGACTTCGAAGGGCAGCGTGGCGTCGTCAAGTGTGTTGCCAAGGGCAAGGGTCACGACATGCACGAGGCCGCCACCGGGGACAAGTGGTTCCTCAAGGAGGACGGCCACTGGGGTGCCGACATTGTGGACCTCTCCAACATCAACACCGTTGGCGCTGGACCGCGTCCCATCGATGCCTAAGGCAACTGTCACTGACCCGGCTCCGAAAGGTGGCAAGCAACCTGCCCCTCGGCCGGTCAGTGTCAAGGTGCTGTTCCAGACATACGCAGTCATCTGGATGCGGGATGACATCTGGCGGGGCTGTGACCTGACCAGCAACGACAACATCGGAGAGCACAATCCGGTGCTCGGCACGATGCGCATCCGATTGGTGCCTGGGGCAACGGAGAACTATCTTCGCGAGACGCTGTTGCACGAAATCTTGCACTCCTGCTGGGCCATGAGCGACCTGAACGAAAAGCCGTTACCTGCAGACGAAGACCAGGAGGAGAACATCATTGCTCGTGTCTCCCATCTCCTGGCCACCATCATCCTGGACAACCCCGACGTGTTCGCCTACATCGGCGCGCAACTCTACAAGAAGAAGGCACCGCAATGAACGGACCCGATAACCCGTACCCCGCCGATCCCGAGCCCGTGTACGAAGCAGAGCTGGTCAGCGACAACGTCGTCATGGTCAACGTCAGTGGCCGAGCAGACGAACCCTTGTGGGTACAGGCCAACGAGGTCGCTGCCGTCGGCGTGCGCGGCAAGGACGACAGCATGCTCGTGCTTCGCGGTTCGGGCATGCAGCTCATTGCCAAGGGCACCCATCCCAACGAAGTCGTTCAGCTGCTGTGCGACTCCACCACCACCGTGCACAGGAATTGGGATGACGCGCCGGGTCAACGCATGTGGCAGGAGGCCGACGCCATCGCCGAGGCAGGCACACTGCCCGGGGACCAGCGGCAGGTCTAATGCCGTACTGGCTGACGAGTCGCGACGTGTACGAGGAGAACGATGACCTTGTACTCGTCGCGCACGTTAGACCAACGAACGACGGCTCGCACATAGCCGACAGATACGGCCAGTGCTGGTGCGTACTGCGCAAAGAACTCCGGGTGTGGCCCCAGGGGCGGCACTACCGCAAAACCGTTCTATACATACATCTCTACGACGGGGACAACGATGAGCATCGTCAAGGCATCTGACGACCTGAACACGGTAGTCGTGCGCATCCTGCGTGACGCCACCCTCCGCTCCTCCTGCCGCAGGCGACAGGTCGGTGCCGCTCTATTCGATGCCCATGGCAACCTTCTTTCGGTGGGATGGAACAATGAACGAGACGATGCCCACGGTGCCACCCGCAACTGTTCGCACGGTGAGTGTCCTCGCGGGATGGTTGCCTACAGCACCGTTCCGGCAGACGCTCCGTACGGCGATTGCATCGCTCAGCATGCTGAGATGATGGCTCTGGAACTAGCCCACCATCACTTCAAGCACATGACCGAGGCGGAGAAGGAACGGGACCTGCGAACGCTGCTAATGTTCGTTACACACCGTCCTTGCCACGAGTGCACTCCAGTATTGGTTGCCCTTGGCATCAATGTGACTTACTTGGAGGAACTGTGAGCAACCGGCCTGAAATCAAAGAGGGCGTGAACAAGGGCAGACGAGTGTATTGGTTCTGGTGCCCTCGCTGCGGTAGTAGCCCGGAGCACCCATCCAAGGCCGGTGCCAACGGGGACAAGAAACGACACAAGTGCGATGCCTAGCCTTGTCATTGCTAAGGACCGGCTATGGCCTGCATTGAACTACCGCCCGCATCCAGGGCAGGTGCCGATTCACAAGAGCTCCGCACGAAACAAGGTGAATGCGGCCGGAAGACGGTTCGGTAAGTCTCAGGTTGGCGGGCACGAGCTGACTCCTGAAGCCTACCGGGCATACATGAACCGGGACCTGCTGAAGGAGCTCGGCATCCGGATGGAGTTCTGGATTGTCGGCCCCAACTACACCGATGCGGAGAAGGAGTTCCGCGTTATCTACAACGACTGCAAGCGCTTGAAGATGCCGTTCGACCGACCTGGCACTTACAACGACAGTCGCGCGGGAAACATGCAAATCTCGTTGTGGGGCGGCAGCTTTCTCATTCAGGCTAAGAGCGCAGCTCACCCGGAAAGCCTTGTAGGTGAAGGACTTCACGGTGTCGTCATGGCTGAGGCGGCCAAGATGAAGGCGTCGGTGTGGACCAAGTTCGTACGACCTACCCTCGCCGACTTCAAAGGCTGGTCTTTGTGGAACAGCACACCTGAGGGCAAGAACCACTTTCACGACATGTGGCAGCTCGGGCAGGACCCGTCCAACCCAGACTGGGAGAGCTGGAAGAACCCCAGTTGGATGAACACCTTCGTGTTTAGGGGCGGCGCTAGCGATGCAGCGTTAGCTGCTCTCAAGGACAAAGAACACCGGCCTCCGTACAGCCGTGAAGATATCCTTGCCATGGGCATCGATGAAGAGATCGTCTCCATGTACTACGACCTCGGCCCATTGATGTTCGCTCAGGAAGTTGAATGCTCGTTCAGTGAGTACACCGGGCGCGTGTACTACGACTACGACGAGGAAGTCCATGTCAAGACATTGGAGTACAACCCTAGCCGACCGTTGTTCGTGGCAACGGACTATGGCTTCACCAATCCGAACGTCGCTCTCTTCATTCAGACTGACGTCTTCGATAACGTCTACGTATTGGCTGAGTACTACCAGACGCACCGCACCGACCACGAGTTCGCGACGGATATTCTCGAAGACCCCCGATTGGGGCCTTTGGCAAGGGCTGCTTCTCTGCTCTTCCCAGACCCTGAGGACCCCGGTGCATCAGCCGTCCTTTCAAACCAGTGGAAGGTCAACAGCCAAGGCAACACAGGCGGACCACTGAAGGACCGCATCAACATCATCCGTAGGTGGATGAAGATTCAGAACGTGCACCTGCCGTTCAACCACCCGGAGCGTGTGCCCAAGCTGTTCATCGATAGGAGCTGTAGGCACCTAATGTACGAGATGGACGCCTACCGCTACCCGCAGGACGCCAGTGAGGTCAAGGAAGCACCGGAGAACCCACTCAAGAAGGACGACCATGCGCCGGAGGCCTTGAGTCGGTTCTTTGGCGGCTACTATGGAACCAGCGCAATCACCGGCAGGCCTCGTCAGCGGCGAGCCAAAGTTCAAAGTTAGGAGCTCGCATGGCTACCGGAGTGTTCACTCCCTACAGCACCATTGCGCCGTACTTCGGCGTCCTCCCGAGCTGGGTTCGCCCTCAGGACCAGGAGCGCATCGCCAGCTACCAGATGTACGAAGAGATTTATTGGAACAACCCCGAGTCGTTCAAGCTCGTGCTGAGAGGCACGGAGAACAAGGCGATCTACATCCCCTCGGGCCGCACCATCATCGAGACCGCCAACCGGTATGTCGGCAAGGCATTGCGTTGGCGTCCGCTTGAGAACGCTGGCAGCACGTCCGACCAGGACAACCTGATGCTTGCCTTCAGCAACCTGTTCATGCGAGAAGCCTTCGCCAGTAAGTACAACTCGAACAAGCGCTTCGGCATGATCCGGGGCGACTGGGTGTTCCACGTCACCGGCGACGACCAGAAGGCTGAGGGCGAACGGCTTTCCATTCACGCCGTGGACCCGGCCAGCTACTTCCCCATCTACGAGGACGAGCTCGTACTGGGCGGCAACCCGAACCGCATCGTGCGCGTGCACCTCGCCGAGCAGTTCCTGGACACGCTGGGCAAGCTCGGCAGTGTCGGAAAAGCCTACGTGCGCAGGCAGACGTACAACGTGTTGGAGAACGGGTCCATTGAGAGCAGCACCCTCATTGCTGACCCGGACAAGTGGTTCGACGATGCCAAGGCGGGCACGCTGTATGAGATCAAGCCGTTCGTCCTGGACCCCCTCATCACCAAAATCCCGGTGTTCCACATCCGCAACTTCGATGAGCCGGGGAACCCCTTTGGTTCAAGCGAGATGCGGGGCGTGGAGCGGCTCATGGCCGCTATCAACCAGGCCGTAAGCGACACGGATATCGCGTTGGCGTTGGAGGGGCTGGGCATCTATACCACTGAGAGCGGTGGCCCGGTGAACGAAGCCGGTGAGGACGTTGACTGGATTATCGGCCCTGGCCGTGTCATCGAAAACGTCAAGGACTTCAAGCGGGTCAACGGCATCAGCACCGTAAAGCCCAGCCAGGACCACGTCCTTCTCCTCGACAGGTTTATGAAGGAAGCCTCGGGCACCCCAGACGCAGCGGTCGGCAAGATCGACGTGCAGGTAGCCGAAAGCGGCATCGCGTTGGCGTTGGAGCTCGCCCCCATCATCAGTAAGGCCACCGAGAAAGACACCATCATTCTGGACACGTTGGCGCAGATGGCGTACAACATCTCCACGATGTGGTTCCCGGTCTACGAAGGCCTCAACTTCGGAGATGCGCGCCTGCTGCCGGTGCTGAACGAGGCCGACAAGCTTCCCAAGAACCGACCTGCCATCATCACTGAAGTGACCACCATGATGATGACGGACCCACCGTTGCTGTCGGCAACAACCGGTCGACAGATTCTCGCTCAGGAGCTGGGGATTCCCTTTGCCAGCAACGAGTTGACTCTCATCATCCAGGAGCAGGCAGCGCTGCTTGAGGCCGCCCCCTCGGCCTCGGCCTCCGCAGATGAGGACCGAGTAAACGCGGAGGCTGGAGATGGCAGCTCCGACACCGCTGAATAGGTACACGAAGGTGCAGCAGGCAACCAATCGTGAGCTTGCTGCCATGCTCAAAGACGCTGCTGACGAGGCAGAGCGCATGATCCTGCGGCTGGGCAAGAAGAAGGGGTCGGCAGCGGTAGTACGGCGGGCCCAGCTTGGCGGACTTCTCAAGGAATTGCGCAAGCAGCAGGCGGCTCTCTGGGGATCGGTGTCCAAGGCAACTGAGATGGGGATGTATCGTGCCGGGGAAGCTGCTGCAGAGGCAGAGATTGCGACGAATCGGTACCTGTTCAACAAAGCAGGCGTCGTCATGGCGGATTTCGACGAGGCTATGCGCATTCAGGCGCAAACTAACATCGCTCATGTCGTTGCCAGAGGCGCCAATGACATTCCTCTGTCGCGTCAGGTGTACCGCAGCAGTGTGTGGAGCAAGAAGCTTGTTGACAAAGCCATCAACCGTGCGCTATTGCTGGGTTTTGGCTGGGAAGAGCTTGCAGCCAGCGTCAAGGGGCTTATCAACCCGGCCACTCCAGGAGGTACGGCGTATGCAGCCAAGCGACTCGCCCGAACGGAGCTGAACAATGCCTTCCATCGCACCCAGATCGACCTCAGAAAAGGGGATCCCTGGTCCGAAGGGTTCCAGTGGCATCTTTCTGGGTCGCATCCCCGACCTGACAAGTGCAATGACTATGCCAGTGGTGTTCATGTGCGGGGTGGTGAGCCGGGAGTCTTTGGAACTGGCAATGTTCCAGGAAAGCCGCACCCGCAATGCCTCTGTTTCCTCACAACGGTGACCATTGGAGTAGATGATTTCATTGACAAGATGGCACGCGGAGATTTCGATAGTTTCATCGAAGAGAAGATTGATACATACGGCGTTTAGTCGGTCTTTGTTCCTCCTTTTCTATGTGTAGAATGTCTTCCAAGCAGCCAACACATTCCTGGAGGACACCGTGAGTCAGAGGCTCGCGCAAGACGCCATCGAAACAAGGGTTCCAGTCCGACACTCCAACGACTGGTTCTCATTCCCCTTGTTCTTCCACCCGAAGACCGGGCGACCGATCTTCCCGGTGGGTGGCGCATCCCCTGACGACGACGGCGGAGAAGGTGGCACCGGTGGTGCTGGCGGAACCGGCGGGTCGGGCTCTGAGGGCCAAGGTGGGGAAGGCGGTACCGGCAGTGGTGATGCTGGTGCCGGAGGCAACAAAGACGGTGACGACGGCAAGAAGGTCGTCACCAAAGAAGAGTACGACAAGATCATGGAGCGCATGCAGGCTGCCGACCGTAACCGGGCGGCCGTCGAGAAGCAGCTGAAAGAGCTGCAGGAGAAGGACCTGACGGAGCAGGAGAAGGTCCTCAAGCGCGTTCCGGAGCTTGAAGCAACGGTGGCCGAACTCACCACCGAGAACAAGGGGCTCAAGGCAAAGGTCGCCTTCCTGGGTCTCGACGGGTTCTCGTGGCACGAGCCGGACATCGCCCTCGGTCAGGTGGACCTCAGCGAGGTTCTCAAGGACGACGGCGAGACCATCGACAAGGCTAAGCTCAAGAAGGAAGCGGAACGTCTCGCCAAAGACAAGCCCTTCTTGGTCAAGGCTGTGAAGGATGACGACAAGGGTGGCAAGGGTGGCTCGAACGGTGCCGGTGGCAACGGTCAAGGCTCCAGTGGTTCCGGCGTCGGCAGTGGCACGGGCGGTGCGGGCAGCAACAGCGGCCTCTCCGACGAAGCGCTGCGCAAGAAGTACCCAGCCCTGAACTAGGTCTGGCCCTCAGAGCTCAACGAAAGAAGGTGAACTCCGAATGGCACGTTACGACAAGTACGAGCCGTTGTCCGGTGGTCATCGCGCTCCCCTCGCTGCTGATTGGCTCGAAGCCGACCTGAACAAGGTCATTGGCGTCGGCCTGAACGGCAGCGGGCAGGTTGTCAAGGGAGCCGGTAACACTGGAGTCATCGGCGCGCTCGTCCTGACGAAGATCGTCAAGGCGGGCAAGGTGGTCGACGTCATGCAGGACGGCGAGATCGTCGAGATGAACATCAACCACGCCGGTATCGTTGCCGGTACCAACTACTACTTCGACGCGGCGGGTGCCTTGACGGCAGTTGTCCCGGCGTCCGGAGTCAACGGGGTTCGCGCCGGGTACACGTGTGAGGCCACTCGCCTCATCGTCCGTTGCGGCTTCACCCAGGGAGCTGGTCTGTGATGACGAACCTCATCCTGAACCGCACCCAGCCGCTGTTGATGAACAACACCCACGAGTACGGAGCCGTTGCCTCCGGCCACGTCAACGTTCTCCGGGATGCTCGCCTGCGCAAGCAGCTCGGGCTCATCATGCCCATCGCCGGTGGTGACCGTGGTTACGCCACTGAGGGTGACGTTATCACCCAGACCGTCGACGGCGTGCAGCTGAACAACATCTGGGCGGAGTTCCAGGCGACGTTGGCCATCCAGAACGCGGAGCGCAACACCCTGGTCTCGTTCCTGACCTACGGGGTCAACGAGCCCATCGTCACTGTGCCGCAGTTCGGTGGCGGTGAGGACTTCGAGATTGCGTCGGAGTTCGGTGTGCCGAAGTCGGTTCGGCCGCACTCCTCGTACTTCCAGATGGGCTTCGACTTCGAGTGGTACGACATCGCTACTCGGTTCACCTGGAAGTTCTTGGCCGAGGCCAACAGTTCTCAGGTGGAGTCCATCCACCAGTCCGTTCTGGAAGCCGACAACCGGTTGATCTTCAACGAGATCATGCGGACGCTGTTCCGCAACACCAACCGCAGCGTCGATATTCAGCAGCGCGCCTACAACGTGTACGCCTTCTACAACAACGACGGCACGGTGCCGCCGACGTACAAGACGAACGTGTTCGACGGCACGCACAACCACTACCTCGTGAACAACTTCGCCACGGTGCGATCCACCGATATCGATGTCCTGTTCTCCATGGTAGAGCACCACGGCTACTCGCGTGCCAACGGTGCCGAGGTCGTCATGATGGTCAACCGGGCCGAGGCGGACATCATCCGCACGTTCCGTACGGCTCTCACCGGCGGCACGGCTAAGTACGACTTCATCCCCGCGACCAACACCTCCACGTTCTTGCTCCCGGCAACGTTCATCACCTCCACGGTGAACGGTGTTCGGCCGAGCCCGACGCTGCGAGGCATGAACGTCATCGGCTCGTACGGAGACGTTCTGGTCATCGAGGAGCCGTACATCCCGGCTGGCTACATGGTGATGTTCGCCACGGGCGGTCAGGACAGCCTCACCAACCCCATCGGCATCCGCGAGCACGCTCGCGCGGAGCTGCACGGCCTGCGTATCGTCAAGGGTCGCGAGCCCGACTACCCGCTGCAGGACTCGTACTACCAGCGCGGTTTCGGTACCGGTATTCGCCAGCGCGGAGCCGGAGCGATCATGCAGATCAAGGTCGGCGCGGCAAACAGCTACGCCATCCCGGCTCAGTACGTCTGAGTCACCGGCTGATAGGGGCTCGGCGCAACGACTGGTCGAGCCCCTTAGTCAGAAGCGTTACTGAGAAGGGAGAAACACGTGAAGGACGACGGTACTTTCGAACTCGGCGAGAAGCTGAGCGAAGACGACCACGCGCACCTTCGGGCGCGCTGGGACGTCACCGGTCTCCAGCGGAACGCTCAGAACCTTGGCGTCTCGCCGGAGGTTGCCATCAACGCGCAGTTCTGGACGTACGACGAGTACGAGTCGGCGCTGGAGTCGGCCAAGGACCAGGAGCCTGCTGAGCAGCCGCAGAACCCGGAGGCTGCACCGGGCGGCACTGCCGACCCCGTCGGCGGTTCTATCGGTGACCGGCAGGTAGCTGGCCTGACTGAGCCGGTGCCGGTAGCCCCCGGATCTGCTACCCCGTTGGGTTCTCAGGGTGTCGAAGGGGTGCCGGGAGACTTCACCAGCCCGCGTTCCTTCGCCGACCCGGAGCTCGCGGGCAAGCAGTACGAGGACTGGACCAAGGACCAGCTCATCGCCGAAATCAACAAGCGCAACGCCGACCGTGTCGGCGACGACGACTACGCCGACGACGAGCCGATGGTTGTCACCGGCAACAAGGCTGACCTCGTGGCTCGCCTCACCGAGGACGACGAAGCCGACGCGCCCGTCGAGGGCGAGTCCGAGTAACTGAACCGGCAGTGGGGCGAGCCTCCTGTTGGCCTGCCCGCTCGTCCCACTGCCTACTCGAAGGAGCTTGCTCATGGCAACTGCTGCAGAGATCGCCTACGTTCGCGAGCTCATTAACGAGCCAGACGAGAACGGCGCATGGCCCGACGACCGCATCGACGCGTTCATTGAGGCCAACCGGCAGGCCGACGGAACCATCAACCTGAAGTTGCCCGCCTCTGACATTTGGGGTGTGAAGGCAACTACCTTCAGCCAGCTCGTGGACGTCTCCGAGTCCGGCAGCAGTCGTAAGATGAGCGACTTGCTCAAGAACGCTCTCCTGCTGCAGAAGTCGCTGCGGGATGGAGCCGAGACCCCGCCGGATATCCTTGACCCGTTGGCAGATCGACCGCAAACAAGAGCCATCGTGCGCCCATGAAAAGCCTCATGTGCATGGCGTGCCTTCGTTGCCGGTACTCCCCAGTTCATGGAGTGGCTCGGCTGCTCGGTATGTGCCCAGGAGACAAGCGATGAGTGCGCAGGCTGACGAGCTCACGTACATGCGCATTCAGACGGCTGCTTTCATCGCCGCTGACGTCAAGGCCATTTCGTTGCATCGGACAATTACTACTCCGAATGGCAGCGGTGGATACACCACCGCCGAAGGGGCGGCAACGACCGCTCAGGACCTTCGCCTCATTCCCCAGCACGGCAACATGAGCCCGGAGCGAACAACGCTGGACGGCGAAGCTGCTCAGCCCAATTACATTCTTCTCGGGAACTACGACGCGGATATCCAGCGTTGGGACACCTTCACGGACCAGGGTCGCCGCTATCAGGTGCTCTTCGTTCATGAGAAGGCGTCTTACGAGAAGAAGGGCGAGGTCTTGTATCTTGGCGAATCCTAGGGTCCGAATCAAAGGCGTGAAGATGCGCAACACCGGGCAGCAAGCCCAAGGTGCCAAGCAGTTCGCGCGCTTCACCCTTGATGAAGACACCTTGACGCCAACAATCAAGGCATTGCCCAAGGTGATTGACGGAATCATCGCCTTGACGATGCGGTATTACGAGCCGCGCATGGAGAACCACGCCAAAATCAACGCCGTGTGGACTGACCGAACCACGAATGCTCGAAACGGGCTCGCGGCAAGGAGCGGTCGCACTACGGACGTGCACTACATCGTGCTTTTCCACTCAGTTCCCTACGGCATCCACCTAGAGACAATACAGCAGGGTCGCTTCGCCATCATTATGCCGACAATTGATAAGTTCGGACCCGAGATCATGAGTACCTTCCAGAAGATTCTCGACAAGCGATTCCCGGGGGCATCATGAGGAAAGCTGTTCATCACCTGCTGACGACTGACCCCACCCTCCTCGGCCTCCTGCCCGCAGACCGATGGTTAGAACGCGGTGCAGTGAAGGACTCCCAACACACCCCGTTTGCCGTTCTGGCATGGCAAGGCACGACGCCTAGGGGCCGTGGTTTGCTGGGCACGCCTCGGCTCACCATTTGGGTGTATCAGGCACGCGGCAGCTACGACCTCATTGACAAAGTGCTCAAGCGTTGCACTGTCGTTCTGGAAGCTGTCGAGCAATATGTCTGGGAAGACGAACGCATTGCTCAAGCTGATTTCGAGGGAAGTTCAGTGGACTTGTACGACGAGTTGTACAAGGCAAATGCTCGAAATGCTGGGTACCGCGTAATCGGTTCTGGCCTGTAGAATTCTTCCAATAGGGAGGAGGGAAACCATGGTAAAGGCAAGTGCGAACTCCGTTGCCACGAGCAACGAGGATGTAGCAGATGAGCCGACCGGTTCGCGTGTCATCGCGGAGTGGATCGGAGATGCTGCTTCTCCTCGCATCAAGGGCAGTACGTCTCGCGAGCTGACGAAGGCTCAGGTCAAGGACGGGCTGTTGATGACGTTGACACGCGACCTGACTTGGACGCATGCGACGGCATACCGCGCCGACGTCACCGACGAGTCGGACGCGTTCAAGGACTGGCTGCACGAGCAGAAGGAGTTCAAGGTCACCGAGGAGGACTGATGCCATGAGCAACGAACTGCGCTGCCCCAACGGCATCAAGTTTGCTGAACTCTCCCAGGAGTTCATCGAGGTGAAATGCCGGTCAAAGCGGTGTGGTGCGGGGCCCGGCGTCGTGGTGATCCATCGCTTCACTCACGAAGGTAGTTTCATCGCAACACAGCGTTTCCGCGATCCAGCATTTAGAGAAGAGGTGAAGACACATGCCACTCGGAACAGCACTTCCCTACGGTCTGCGTGACGTCAAGGTTGCCCCCATGGATCCTGCGGGCGTCATTGGGACCATGGTGGACCTGCCCAACAGCCAGACGCTCTCTTTCACGGAGAACGAGGACTTCCAGGAACTGCGGGGCGACGACAAAGTCGTTGCCAAGCGGGGTTCTGGGCCGACGGTCGACTGGACCCTCGACAACGGCGGTATTTCGTTGGAGGCCTACGCCATCATGAATGGCGGCACGGTGGTCTCCAGCGGTATCACCCCGGCCATGAAGAAGAAGTACTCCAAGCTGGGTACCGATTCGAAGCCCGACTTCTGGGCCGAAGGCCAAGCCATGAGCGAGTCTGGCGGCGACTTCCACGTCACCCTGTACCGCTGCAAGGCGGACGGCGGCATCGAGGGAGAGCTCACCGACGGCGAGTTCTGGGTCACCAGTGCCAGCGGTACCGGCATTGCAGACCTGGCGAACAAGCTGTACGACATGGTGCAGAACGAAGTCGCGTTGGCCATCGTCCAGCCCGCCTGAGCAATACCCCAGTAGTAGCCCGAGGCAACTGAATATTTTGAGAGGACCACACGGATGGCAGCCTCAACTGCACCGAAGAAGAAGAAGAGCGGCAACCCTGCGAAGGTGAACACCGGCCGCAACTGGAAGCGGAACAAGGGCGAAGAGCTCACGCTTCCCTCCGGCAATACCGCACTCGTGAAGCGTCCGGGTCCGGCTGCCTTGCTCAGCGACGGGCTTCTCCCGGACACTCTGATGCCCATCGTTCAGCAGGCCATCACCAAGGGTAAGGGACTTCGCCCCCAGGACACGGCCAAGATGATCGAAGACCCGGCCGCCATCGCGGGCATGCTCGACAGCATGGATCGCCTGATGGTGAAGGTGGTTGTTGCTCCGACCGTTGCCTATCACAAGTGCTGGAAGCCTGCGCCGGACGCCATCGGTGGGGTGACGCTCGGTCAGGCTTATGGTGCCGGTGAATGGCAGACCATCGATGACGAACAGCGCGACGGAGCAACTACTTGCTCATGGTGCAGTCAGGTGCACCCCGACGGGGACGAGGTCATCTACAGCGACGAGGTAGACCTCGACGACAAGATGTTCATCTTCCAGTACGCGGTCGGAGGTACGCGCGACCTGGAACGATTTCGTAGCGAACACGCTGCTGGTATGGGAGACATTTCAGATGGCTCGGGAGATGAAAGTACGCCCGAGTCAACTGATTAACCTAGACCCCTCGGAAGAGCTGGCTGTTTACTGCTTCGATAGAGCAATCAATGCCTTCGGGGATGCACTCATGGCAGACCTGAAAGACATAGAAGCGAAGAACAAAAAAGAAGCGCAGTTGAAGACCCAGAGCATTCTCAGAAGGTGGTTGCCGGAGGCAAGGTCGGGCAGGCCGAACCGAAGTCCAGCTAAGAGAAGCGGATAGGTCAATGGCCGGAGATTACAATCTCGGGACAGCCCGGGGAAAGCTCGAGATTGATGCTGCTGGCGCGGAGAAAGGTGCCAAGCAGGGCGAGAAGGCCGTTGAGGGGTTCACCGGCAAACTGACCAAGGCGGGTCCGGGTCTCGCTAAGGTCGGTGCCACCATTGGTGGCGTTGGCGTCGCTATTGGCGCGGCGTTCGTCGGAGCCGTTAAGAAGGCTGCTGATTTCGAGAAGGGTCTTTCCGCCATTCAGGCGGTCTCTGGAGCTACGGCTCCGGAGATGGAGAAGATTAGGCAGAAGGCTCTTCAGCTAGGTGCCGACACCTCCTTCTCCGCCGGTGAAGCTGCCTCCGCAATGGAGGAGCTCATCAAGGCCGGTCTGCCCATTGAGGATGTTCTCAATGGCGCTGCAGACGCGACCGTAGCGCTTGCCGCTGCTGGTGAGATTGAGCTGCCCAAGGCAGCCGCTATCGCCAGCAATGCGATGAACCAGTTCTCCTTGACGGCAGCGGAGATGCCGAAGATTGCGGACCTCATCGCAGGTGCCGCGAACGCTAGCGCAATTGACGTTAGCGACTTCGGCCAGTCCCTCTCCCAGGTCGGCGCGGTGGCTAACCTTGCTGGTCTTTCCTTCGAGGACACGGCAATTGCGATTGCTGAAATGGGCAACGCGGGTATTAAGGGCAGCGATGCCGGTACCTCGTTGAAGACCATGCTCAGCAACTTGCAGCCGACCACCAAGAAGGCTGCCAACCTCATGAAGGACCTCGGTATCATTACCGAGCAGGGGTCCAACCGCTTCTATGATGCCCAAGGCAACCTTAAGTCGCTCAAGGACATCCAGCAGATTCTCCAGGACAGCACCAAGAACCTGACGGCTGCACAGAAGCAGAGTGCCCTCCAGACCATCTTCGGTAGCGACGCCATTCGGGCAGCGGCAGTCCTTACGAAGAACGGTGCCAAGGGCTACGACGAGCTCGCCACCAACATGAAGAAGGTGACGGCTGAGCAGGTAGCGGCTGCTCGTCAGAACAACCTCTCCGGTGACATGGAGAAGCTGAGCGGAAGCCTGGACACGGTCGCCATTCAGATTGGCACCATCTTCCTCCCAGCCGTACGGGATCTCGTTCAGGCATTGGGTTCTCTGGTCAACTGGTTCAGCAACCTGAGCAAGGGCACCCAGAAGACCATCGTCATCATCGCAGCAATTCTCGCGGTGGTGTTGATCCTTGTCGGGGGAATGATTGCCTTTGCCGGTGCCATCGGCATCGTGCTGGCTGCACTGGCTCCGCTGGCTGCGGTCATCGGCATCACGGTCGGGGCATTGCTGGGCTGGATTGTCATCATCCCCATCATCATTGCAGCGGTCGTTGCCCTAGTTGTCATCATCATCAAAAACTGGGACAAGATCAAGGCGTTCACCATCAAGATTTGGAACGCGGTAGTTGCGTTCCTCAAGGGTGTTTGGTCTGACGTCGCTGGCTTCTTCAGCAAGGTCGGTGGCAGCATCGCCGACTTCTTCGTGGGCCTCTGGGAAAAGGTGTCCTCGGCAACCACCTCCGCCTGGAACGCGGTGTTCGGGTTCATCAAGGGCATCCTCACCGACATCGCAGGCTTCTTCACCGGCATCTGGAACAGCATTACTGCCGCGCTGACGGCAGCCTGGAACGGCGTGGTTGCTTTCGTGACGGCGGTTCTCAGCACACTGCTGTCCGTGCTGATGGCAGGGCTCAACCTGATCCTCGCCCCCTGGCGTGCATTCTGGGCGGTGTTCGGCGGCCTCATCACGGCGGTATGGAACCTCATCGTCGCAGTGGTCACACTAGCCGTCAAGGCGTTGCTGTACGTCATTGTGACGGCGTTCACCACCATCCTCAGCGCAGTGATTTCAGCGCTCGGGGCAACGAGAGACTTCTTGGTCTCCGTATGGAACTTCATCGCAAAGATGGTGTCTACTGTTGTCGGCACTATCGTTTCCGTTGTCGTGAGCAAGTTCAACGAAGCGAAGACTGCTGTCATCAGCATCTTCACCGCAGTGAAGAACTTCCTCACTAACGTGTTCGTCGCAATCTTCAACTTCATCAACCCCAAAGTCGTTGCGATTAAGAACGCGATCGTCACGGCATTCACAGCGGCTAAAAACTTCGTTGTAAGCATCTTCAACGCGGTGGCCAGCTTCGTTGCCAGCGTGTGGAACGCCATTGTGGCCAAGGTCAGCGGTCCAGTCAACGCGGTGAAGAATGTCATCGTTAGTGGCTTCACCGCAGCCAAGAACACTGCCACCAGTATCTTCAACTCCATCCGAGACGCAATCGGAAATGCCATCAGTACGGCATACGACAAGGTCGCCAGCATCGTCGGCAAGATTCGCGGCGTGTTCAGCGGCGCGGCAAGTTGGCTGGTCAACGCAGGCCGCGACATCATCATGGGTCTGGTGAACGGCATCACCAGCCGCATCAACGCCGTGACGGACAAGCTCAAGAAGCTGACCGACATGATCCCGAAGGTTAAGGGCCCCGAGCAACGAGACAAGAAGCTGCTGAAGCCCAACGCTGGCTGGATCATGGACGGCTTTGTCGGAGGCTTGGAGGACGGCGTCGCAGACGTTCGCAGAGTGCTAGGTGGGCTAACTGGTGCCCTACCCACTTTTGTACCGGTCTTCGGGCAGGCGGTCGGGGATGCGGGCGGACGCAGCAGCCTCGGTGCCCAGGTGCCGGTACAGCAAGGCGAAGGCACGGTCATCAATCTCCATTCCTACAACCCGGTCGGCAAGAGCGATGTGGAAACTCTCAGCGATGAGGTTACCCGGCTCGCAACCCTTGGAGTGCTCTGATGGTAACGACGAGCAAGTGGCCCATCACTGTCGACGGCACACGGCTAGACTCCCTTGCCTGGAACGTGAGTACGCGAGGTGGCCGAGATGGAATGCCGCCGATTGCCGGTGCCGACATCGACACCGAAATGCGTGACGGCACGCTCTGGGTTCCGAACAAGAACTTCGGTCCGGGTAAGCTCGTGCTCAAGATGTGGGTGGGCGGTACCGACGCTGACGGAGCCGTTCCCGTAGGCAACGATGACTACAAGAAGTACATCACGAACTTGGACAGCTTGAAGCGCATGTTCGCGGTGCAGCATCGCCTTCTGGATGTCCGCCAGCAGTTCGACATCGCGGGAACCATGATTCGACAGTCGTTGTGCACCATCAATACCGTTATCACGCCGGAGATGTTCAGCGCATATCCCTACACCGCAACGTTCGCGGTGGAGCTGGATGTGCCGGGTGCCTTCAGCCAAGACGTTGCTGACAGCAACTACGACTCGCAAGCCGTAGGTCAATTCCCCGGAGGGGTGCCAGCCAACACGACGATCACCCTCCCGGCTCCCTTCCCGCAGGCCACGGCTCCGATGAGAAAGATGTACTTGGTGGTCGATGGTCCGGCTACTAATCCGAAGATTCTGGACCCCAGAAATGGGCACTCGATTCAGTACAACGGAGTCGTTGCCAACGGCTCCCAATGGGTTGTGAACACAACCACTTGGACCAGTAAGGTGGGCATCGGCATCGCCTTCACAGACACGGGAACTGACGTGTACGCACAGACCGTGGCTCAAGGCGGGCACATGCCAGCAGCACTGTTCGGTATCACGGCCGATCCAGCCGGTGCGCAAGTACGCATTGAAGGGTCAGCGTTCGGAGCGGCTACTCGTCTCCGTATTCGTACGAAGCTCCAGTACCTCTAAGGAGACGAGAAATGGGAACTTCTTACCCAGGGGGTTTCGACAACTTCGTTAACCCAACGGCCGTCGATAACCTCAACACAGCAACGAAGATTCACCACGACCAGCACACGGATGTCAACTTGGCCGTGCGCGCCATCGAACTGGAGCTGGGCCTCAACCCCAAGGGCGTGAAGACCAGCGTTCGGGCTCGCTTGGACGACATCGATACCGCCTTCACTGGGCTGCAAACGACTGCTCAGAAAGGAGTTGCGGGTGGCTACGCTGGACTTGATGGCGGTGGGCAACTAGCTCAGAACGTTGACGCTGGCAAAATGACCAGCGGCACTCTCCTCGTTGCTCGCATCCCTAACATCTCCGGCGCAAAGGTGCTCGGTCCTTCGGGCGGTGGAGCTGCCATTCCGCTCGACGCAGTGCCTGCACTTGCTGCGGCCAACACGACGTCGGGCGTGTTCACCATTGCTCGCATCCCAGTAATTCCGCTCGCTACCGGTGTCTCGGGTATTTTGCCTGCGGCAATGATCCCCAGCTCCGTTACCAGCAACGCGAACAGTCAGGTCGTTGCAGACGCAGCAGCTAGGTTGGCTATTCCACTCATCAGTCGAGTCGATGGCATGCTGGTGACTCAGCGCACGCCGTTCTCCTTGTGGGTATGGCGAGCAGACAACAGCACCTGGAACCAAATCGGGGGAGCTCCAGGTGCACCCGTCCAGGTTGAAGACACCACCGACTACCTTGCCTTGAGCAACACCACCTTCGCGGCGGGAACCAACCTCGGCACAGCGTTCACGGCACCGGCAAGCGGCAGCATCTTCATCACGGTGTCTGTGCACATGGAGGGAAACCTCGCGAACAACCTTTGCTACTCCACGTACGAAATCAAAACCGGAGCAAGCATCGGAGCTGGCACTGCCGTCAACACGGTGACCACGGAAGAAGGCGTCGGCGTTGGCAGCCAGGGCGGCGTCACCCGCATCCGTTCTAGCGCACGGAATCTGCATACCGGCCTCACCCCCGGTGCTTCGTACAACGTGCGCGAGAATCACATCGTTACCGCAGGCAACTATGACATCTTCAGCCGCAAGCTCCTGGTTGAGATGGTGGCACAGTGACTACCGGCTACGACGCACCCATCGGGTACGACTCGGACATCAACTACGACGGCGGCCCTTCCGTTGTCACGAGCCTCCAACTGCCCACATGGCATCTGGAGGTTCTCAACCCGTTCACTCTCGTTCGTTCACCGTTGCCTGAGGCAAAGATTGACAGCATGAGCTTCGAGAGCTCTGCCGTCAGCGCTCTCAGCTTTACTGTTGCCCAAAGCACCGTTGGGGCCAGCCTCTGCAACGACCTCGCAATCGTTGAACTGAAGGCGAACGGGCAGCAGGTCAAGGACGGCCGATGGATCCTGCGGGGGGCCGGGTGGAACGAGGGGACGGTCGCCAAGTTCAAGCAGTTCACTGGCCGTCACCTCCTCTGGGATCGCCTGGAGCACACGGTCGTTCAACCAGGCGTTCGAAAGTTGTTCACGACAAAGACTCCGGGCTACATCCTGAACGAGCTCTTCGCCGACGCGCAAGCCCGAGACGTTGGCTTCTTCGACACGTTCACGTGGGATTTTACCGCCACCCTGGACAGCAACGGCAACGCGTGGCCGACGCCTCTCGGGTCGTTGGAGTACTTGCCCACGGCAAAGTACTCGGACATCGTCGGCAACCTGGTCGACAAGGGTGTCGTGGAGATTGCCCTTCTGGGCAACGAGATTGTCTTGACCGTGCCCAGCACTGACGGAGTCGTCACTCCAGCTTTGCTTGTCGTGGGCAAGGATGTCACAGACGCACCGCAGCAGTCCAGCGCGGACAACCTGCTCAGCGATGTCGTGGTACTTGGAGACGACGGCATTACTGTCGTGCGCGAGAACACGGAGACGCGGGCAGCGTACTGGCGGGAGGAGGGTGGCATCAGTCAGGGCGGCACCAAAGATGTCGGAACCCTTAGCATCTTCGGGGATGTGGCCCTCAGCGGTGGGTCCGCCCCCAGAGTGCAGAGAACGTATGGGCTGGTCATTACCCAGGACCGCCCGTTCTTGCCTCTCCGGGACTACTCCGTCGGGGACTGGGTGCGGGTACAGCACGCGGTGGGAGGTGCGCCGAGCTATCGGGTGAAGCAGGTTGTGTTCAAGCGCGAGAAGGGTGCCTACAGCGGAACCCTTGTTTTGAACGACAAGTTCCTTGAGAACGAGCTGCGGTTGACCAAGAAGGTTGACGGCATCATCGGTGGGGCAACCATCACCGGCAGCGCTCAGACCTCCACCCCGGACGCCGACAAGGACACCACCAAGCCCAATCCTCCGACCGGCACTGTCGCATCCACACAGACGTACGTGGACGACCAGGGACGAACGATGGTAGCGGCAACCATCTCAACCAATCCGCCACTTAACAACGTTGACGGGTCACTGTTCCTGGACCCCGGCGAGTACCGGCTGGCGTGGAAGTACACCGACGAACCGACGTCGGCCTGGCGGTACGTTCAGCAGCAAGACCCCTTGTGGTACATCAGTCCTCTAGAACCCGGGCGCAACGTCACGGCCATTGCAGCGGCCATTGACAGCTCGGGTAACGGCAGTCTCTACTCGGACAACTACACCTTCGACACGGCTGTAGACACCACCCCGCCTCCGGCCCCCGCAGGACCGTTCCTTAGTTCGATGCTTCGCATGTTCATTGTTGAGTGGAACGGACTTACGGGCACCGGCGGTGTAATGCCGTCGGACTTCCATCATATTGAAGTGTGGAGTTCTGCGGTAGCCAACTTCACGCCGGAGCTGGATGGCGACTATCACGGCACGATGGTTTCAGCCGGGCAGATGTACATCACGGCGTATGGCTACAGCTTGGGCACCGAGGTCTACTTCAAGTTCGTTGCCGTTGACAACAGCGGTAACCGCAGTGTGCCGGGAACTGAGAATTGGCGTCCGCTGGTTGGTGTCGTTGGCAACGATGTGGTTGCTGGCACTATCACGGCCAACCATCTCGGTGTCGGAAGTGTTACAGCGCAGGCCATCAATGCTGGTGCCATCACGGCTGACAAGATCTCTCTTGGTGGCACCCAGAACCTTGTCGCGGACCCGAGCTTCAATAACGCCGATTGGCGAGCCCAGCGGTTGACGACCAAGTGGTGCGAGAACCCCACCCGGTGGTTCTTCAAGCCGGGTAACCGCAACGGCTATTACTTGCAGGCTCTTTCTGTTCCAGATGGAACTAACGGTGGCCGCATGTACATCACCGACTGGATCTTCTGCCAGTTGGGCGAGACGTACTACGCGGGCATCTACATGAAACAAGGGGAGTTTGCCCCTAGCGCTGCGGCAACCATCCGGCTGGGTGTGGAGGTTACGTACGCTGACGGTACCATTGAGAGCGACGGTATCAATTACCTGCCGGACACGTTCTGGCAGAAGTACGGCTACCGGTTCATCATCCAGAACCCCGTGTGGACCAAGGTCAGGTTCTTCGTACGCGCCGACAACATCAGCGCTGGCGACATTGTCATGGACGACTGGGAAGTTCGCAGCGGCGTCGGAACTACGGAGTATTCTGGCAGCCGTGGCCTCCTTGACAACCTCGGGTTGTTTGCTTGGGACTCGGCGGAGAACAACACCTTCTCGCTCGACTTCCGTACAGGAGACATGGTTGCTAAGGGCTCCCTTCAGTCGGGCTTCTCCGGCAAGAGAACCATCGTCAATCCTGGTATCACGAACCTGCCGGAGATTCGGTTCTATCCAACGTCTGGCGACTTCTTCGGATACATCAACAGTTCCGACAATGCGGACTTCCCGTTCGTTGGCGTCAATGCACCTGACATCAATCCGTCCGCGAACTGCATGGTTCTGTACGACAACAACATCGGTTGGATTATTGGGCAAGTAACGAAGATAGGTGGTGTCGCAGCCGGTGCTGCGGTCAACGGCTGGGGTGCGGGCACGGCTGCGTACATCCAACTCACCGGCAGGTTGGGTGGTGGGGCTTCCGGCAACGACACGTTCTCCAGCTATGTATTTAAGAACTTAACTCCGACTGGTGGAGCTGGAAGCAACAACTTCTCTGTTGTATTGACCAAGCCACCGGCTGCGGTTGCTGGTCAGTGGATTCTTATCTATTCCCTTCAAAGGAATGCCGCGCAAAGATTCTTTGATGTTGTTACTGCGATCACGGCAACGACCGAGCAAGTATCTCTTTATGCTTCTTCCACGGATACGGTTCTTAACCCAGTTCTGACAACTACGCCTTTCCAGATCAGGCACGTATGGATTAGGAGTGATGGCGATGCCTAGCCTTGCCGTAACGGCATTCGAGAAGCACCCTGGCAGTAGTCGGTTGTGGCTGGACAGGGGAGATGACGACACCGATGCCACCTACATGATGATCCTCCGAGACGGACATTTGGAGGCATATATGGAGGCGTATGCTCTTATGCCAGGGGAAGCTTTGGAGCTCATTCTGCTGGATTGGTATGACGACAGCGTTGAGGTGCCGCCTTATTTGCAAGAGGATATGCGCCCCATCGTCGAGAGCATTCTCACCAAAACAGACCAGATCAACTGGATGATTGACCGCAACGAAACGCTTGCGGCTATCACGGTAAATGAGGACACCGCCCCCGAGCTGGTGGAGCAGTGGCGGCTCCAGCGACAGCGCGAAGAAGAAGTTGCCGCAGGCCACCAACACCGAGAGGAGCTGTTGCTGGCGGAGGAGATCATGTCCTCCATGCCGGACGACAGGCTGCGGGCACCCCGCACAGACGCATCCCCGACAACCGGTGACCAGCCGGTAGGCTTGGCAATACAGTTCGTCTAATCCGAGGGCAGGGCACCAATGACCCAACCAAACCCAGAAACCGTTCAGGTACCGCAGCAGCGAGCCACTGAGATCTTCCAGGGAAAAGCGGCGACCACCATCAAAGACCTGATGGTGGAAAATTCCCAGCTCTCAGCAATCGCCGAGCAGTTGGGCAAGGAGCTACAGGCGGAACGTTCAGCGCACAGAGAGACCCGAGCCAAGCTCGGCGCCGCAATGGGGGCCGAAGGCAATCACTCCGCCCCACCGCCACCTATCCCGAGGGACGGCATCGACGCGTCACAAGGGGTCCCAGGGACATGATCGTATGGAGGATTGCGCGTACCGTCGGCTACACCGGCATCGGTGTGGTCGGCAGCGTCATGGTTGCGCGTCCTTCTGAGATGGTTGAAGGGCAGATGGGGTGGATGACTCCAATATGGGCCACAATGCTCCTGGTGGGTGGCCTCTCCTGCGCGTGGGCGATGGTGAGTCGGGTGTGGGCAGGGGAGACGCTGGGTCTCCCTCTCGTCTTCACCGGTCTGTTCATGTGGGGTTGTGTTTACTTGCGCGTAGCCCCTTTCACAACTGGCCGATTCGCCATCGGCACCATCCTTCTCTGCTTCTCCGTGCTCGTATTCGCGCACTGGCGTGAGGTGTACAAGTTTGTGGATGAATCCATAAGCGCACGCCTTTACGAGAAGAAGAGGCTTGCCCATGGCGAACAGTGAGATCTGGGTTGCCCTCGCTGGGGGCGGTGGCCTAGGCGGCATCATCATTGCGGCCAACCAGCTTCGCACTGCATGGCGAGAAGGGGCGGAGAAGCGGGAAGACCGCGCCGCCCAGAAAATCAAGGAAACGCAGGCGTCAACGTTGCGTCGTGCTGAGCTGGCCGAGTTCCTTTATGAACATAGCGAAAAGGCCAAGCGATGGTGGATGAACAGGGCTACCCGCCTCGAGCGGGTAATCATCCTAGGGCTAGGTGCCGAACATGTTCCTGAACCGACTACACCCGAGCCCGAGACACCGGAATTCGAACCGGAGAAGGCCAGTGGCTGAAGGCAACGAAGTTAAAGACCACGACGACGACCTGGACTTCGACGACGCAGTTGACCTGCTGGCAACTCGCAGTAAGCAGCAGCGTCGGAAGAAGAACATCGCCATCATCGTGGCAGTGATGGCAGCCATTCTGGCTACGGCAGCCGGGGTCATCGCGTTGGTTGCCGATGACAACAATGACCAGCAGGTCAAGGACTTGACCCGGCAGGTGAACACCAATGCCGACAAGACCGATGTTGCCGTGAGCTGGGCAGAGCAACAGCGCAAGCAGTTTGAGCTCTGTAAAACGCTGCCCAAGAATGATGCCCGTTGTGCGGCTCCAGTCATTCCACCGACGGTAACCATCTCGCCGGAGCGGCCGCCTCAGCCACCGGGTAACGGTCTCAGCGCTGAAGACATTCGCAACATCGTGGCGGCAGAAGTTGCTCGTCGCAACCTTACTGTGACGCCAGCGCAGATGAGCACCATCGCTGCCAGCGCAGCGAAGTTGGTGCCCAAGCCGAAGGACGGCAAGACCCCTACGAACGCAGAGTTGCAACCGCTAGCCTCCGCTGCGGTTGCTACGTTCTGTGCCAACGACGCCTGCCGTGGCAAGGATGGGCTGACCCCGGCGGACGGTAAGGACGCGCTGCCGCCCAGCGACGAACGGCTCACCGAGATCCTGACTGCGTACTGCTCGACCCGCAACGGTTGCATCGGTGGAAAAGGCGACCAGGGCGACAAAGGTGGTCAAGGAGATACCGGTGCTACAGGCAACGGCATCAAGAGCACAACCATCAGCGGAGAAACCATCACCTTCGCATACACTGATGGTACGAGCGACAAGGTCGTTGTTCCCTTGTGTCCGGCAGGCAGCTCTTCGCAGAAACAACGCGTCATGACAGAAGAGTTCCCGTTGGGCGTCTGGGTCAGCGTCTGCGTACTTGACGACCAGAATCCCTAAGGAGGGCAAGTGACGAACACGGAACAGGTGCCGGACCCCAACCCCGAGAACGTACCGGGGCCGCCACCGACCGACGACACCGTTGCCGACGGCACTCAACTGCCGCTGGACAACGGGCTGGAGATCATCGAGGAGGGCGACGCGGGGGTTCCTGACCCCGAGCCGTTCGAGGAGGACTGATGTCCGACGACTACATCACCCGAGCACAGATCGGGTTGCGCAAGGCAAGGAGTAGCACAAGCCTCTCGGTATCCAAGGTCGAGAACGTTGCCTGGCACCACCCCGGTATGTCGGTCCGCATCGACGCCAGCGGCGACATCGGCTTCCGCCGGGTCTGCTCCGCGATTCGCGGCTGGCAGAACTACCACATGGACGGCCGTGGCTGGTCGGACATCGCCTATCAGGTCGCGGTTGACCAGGTCGGCCGCAAGTACACCCTGCGCGGCATCAACATCAAGTCTGGTGCCAACGGCAACAATGACGTGAACACTCGCTTCGGCGCAGCGCTTCTCGTCTTGGGTCCGGGCGAAGAGCCATCGGCCGCGATGATGGCCGCAAGCAAGGAAGTCCTGGCCGACTTCCGAGCTCGGTTCCACCGGGTGCCCAAGCGCCCGACCAAGCACTCCGCTGTTCGACCGGCTGGCACTGAGTGCCCCGGAAAGGAAGCCAGCAGGGCTATTGATGCTGGCAAGTTCGACGCAGGCACTGCAACCCCCGGAGGAGACGACATGAGTGCAGATGACGTGAGGGACATCAACGCGTACCAGAAGGTCTGCGCCCTGCAGATCCAGGCCAACACCCGGCAACTGTTGGAGAAGGCAACCAAGTCCATCATGGACTACCAGAAGGTGTGCACTCTCCAGATCCAGGAGAACACCCGGCAGGTGGACGCCACCTCCGACAAGCAGGTCGCCGACCAGCTCTCCGCCCTAGAGAAGGGCATGCAGGAGAAGCTGGACGACCTCAAGGCAGCCGTCGTGCCGGACATCCCGGAGCCCGGAGAGGAACCGGTCCTTGCCGGTGGCAACTGATGTTCAAGCTGGCGTTCTGGAAGGACGCGGGCGAGCGAGCGGCAGCCACCTTCGTCGCGGCGCTCATCGGCATCTTCGGTGTGCAGGGCTTCGACTTCTCCGAGCTGGGGGAGTGGAAGGTGTGGGCACCGGTGCTGGTCATCACAGCCCTGACGTTGCTCAAGGCAATGGCTGCCGGTCTGGCCAACCCCAACACGGGGGCGAGCTTGGGCACCACCGTGCCAGGCAGCATCGTCAGTGCGTTCACCACACAGACCACTGTGACCCGCGACGAGCACGATGGGTACAAGGGTGGAGCCGTGCTGGCACACCCTGGCGACACGGTCGCTGGCCCCGCTGCGGTAGCCATCGACACCGGCCTGAAGGTGGACGTGACACGAGGCGGAGAGACGGACGACGGCACCATGTACCGCCCACCCTCGGTCTCCCCTCCCGCAGGTAGCTAGCGTCTCGGACTACCTGCCCTCGAATCCCCTTATTCGTAAGGGGATTCTGAGGATGTGGGCACCGGCTCGGCACTGGTAAGCTGGGCCTTGGTGGTTCGGGTCGGTGCCCTCCTTCTCGTCCCCATGGCAGCCCCCACTTGTGACGCAGCGCTTCGAGCTCGGTGCCTGGCCTCGTCCGCTTCCGCTGGTGGGGGCTGCCGACGTTTCGAAGCGGAAAGCGCTTGCACAGCTGGGGTGCCCAGAGACGAATCCCCAGGTCAGAAGCGAATCTCCACGTGGTCTTGTCATGTCTAGGTGGGGCTTGATAGGATGCCTCTTGCAAGGCACCGACAACCAGCCAGGAGGCACACCATGAACCGCAACGCTGAGGCCGCTACCGCTAAGGTCTACGCTCTTACCGGTCGCATCATCACCGGCAAGTCGTGGGAGGCCGTTGCCAGCAAGTACTACGCCCTGTACGGCAAGGTTCTCTGAGTCCAATCCGCAGGGCCGGTTGCGACCGGTGACCGGCCCACGTACTGTTCGTACTTCACCACCCACCCAGGAGGGGCAGCAACATGGCCACCAGCGTTTTCGAAGACATGCTCAGCAAGGTACGCGCCTTGCTCGCCAAGGCCGACGCCACCGAGTTCCCGGAGGAAGCCCGCATCCTTCGCGAGAAGGCAGAAGCCCTGCAATTCAAGTACAAAATCAGCATCGCCACGGCACCCGAAGCCGAACGGCGGGCAGCCCACGGGTTCACCCCGGTATGGCGCGATGTGTTCGTGTGCAGCTACGGCAACGAGTTCAGCTCGTACTACACGGGCATCGCCGGGCAGCTTGTTCGCCACGTCGACGCCAAGGCCGTGACCCTGCGGAAGGTGGTCGACGGGAAGGCGCAGGTCTTCATCCGCGTCGTTGGCTTCAGCCACGACCTGGACTACCTGGAGCTGCTGCTGGTCGGCGCAACCCTTGCTTTTGGCAAGCGCATGGAGCCCCGCAAGGACGCCAACGAGTCGGACGCTACCAACGCGTACCGGCTGCGCATGGGCGGCATGGAGCGGCACCGTATCGCCCACGAGCTGTTCGGCCCCATCGATGACGCGGCTGCCTGGCAGTACGGGTACAACTCCAACGGGCGGTACGTGCGCACCCCGAGCAACGAGTTCAAGGCGCGCACCCGTCGGGTGACCAAGCTCATCAAGGATGGTGCTGCGGCAGCCGGTGAGAATGCAGGCGATGTGCTTGGCCAAGGCAACAACATCAAGACCTACCGCGACTCGTACGCGCAGGGCTTCTACTACACGCTGCAGAACCGGCTGCGCAACATGGCCGCTAGCCGTAGCGAGGACGAGAAGGGCTTGGTGCTCAAGTCGCTGGCAGCGCAGGTGGACGAGGAGTTCTACGGTGCGTACCCGCACCTCGCACCCAGCACCGAAGTTGCCCAGGCTTGGGTCGACCCGTCGGCAGACTGCGCCAAGTGCCAGAAGGCGGCAGGCGGTTACTGCCGCGAGCACATGTACCTCAAGCCCAGCACGGCCAAGGTCAAGGACACCCCGTTCAACCACGGCGCGTTCAATGCCGGTGGGCACGCGGCCCGCACGGTAGACCTCGGGGCTGGGGGCACCCCTAAGGCACCGGCAGGTGCCACCCGTACGCAGCTTGGCTGAGAACGGCAAACAGGCGCACACTGGCAGGCAGGGCCGATAGCGGTTCTGCCTGCTAGGGCAGGCACACTAGAGAAGGGCACGGCCATGAAGGCATTAGGCATCATCCTCGTCATCCTTGGCACCCTGATTGGGTTGCCTGGCGTCATCGCATGCTTCACCATCGTTCTACTTCCCATCGGCTTACCGTTGGCGTTTGCCGGGGCAGGCATTGCAGCTCTAGGGCTGCACCTAAGGAGGGCACATGTTCAAGCAGAAACGGCGAGGCCCGTTAGCGGCTGAGCTGGGCAAGAGTGTAGGCGGCGCACTGTCGCTGCTGGGCACCCTAGTGGCCGTCAAGGCGAGCCAAGAGCTGAGCGCAGTACCGGTTCGGCCTGGCGTCGTCAGGCTGTTCTCGTACGGCGACCTGTACACGCCGTTCACCGTTCCGACCGTTGCCCTTTGGGTCGGGATGGGCATTGCCAGCACGGGCGTCGTGCTGAGGCTGCTGGGCTACATACACATCTGGAAGGACAAGAAGTGACGCGAGGTAGGAAGTTGCTAACGGCAACGATGGCGTGTTGGGCCATCGTTACGACCACCGGCTGGGTCGTGTTCGCCAGCAACATGCAGGAGCAGGCGGACCCCAGCCCAGTCATCCACGGCAGCGTGGACATCACCATCGCACCTACTCCGATGTCTCCAGCACCGGACCGGGCGCTGCCGGGCTATCCCATCGACCGTTGGCGTCAGTTGCAGGAGGCAAGCAAATGAGACGCTGGTGGGCGAAGCGAGTGAAGCTCTGGGACACGTGGCTGTCGCTGCGAGGGGCCAAGGCCAAGCTGCGAGACATCTCCTTCCGAGACAGCAACGGCGGGTACGTCTCAAAGATGGAGAGGGAGGGAGCCGAGAGCTGGTTGCGAGGGGCAACGTTCTCGTACCGCAGGGCGAGAGGGCAGAGGCCTTATGACCAGGCCAACTAGCGGTCTCGGAAGGGGCAAGCCGCGCAAGTGCAGGCAGTGTCCTCCGGACATAAGTCAAGCCGCCACGCATCAGCCCTGCTGCTCTTCTCACAACGTACCGCTTTGCTGTCGCCACTACCGGCGCACGCACTTCGTGGAGGTCGGCCGGTGCTGCCAGCACGACGCCCGACCCGACAGCGAAGTGGTCAAGCCGCAAGACCCAGCACATCGAGATCCGGAGGAGTATTGTGGCTAAGGGCAACCATCTCCAGTCGCTCGGCGAGGAGCTGGCAGCGTTGGAGAGGGACGACCCGGCCGTTGCCGAGGCGGCAGCCAGCTACACGCGCATGCGCGACCGGCTGCTCGACCGTGGCCCAGGGCTGTCGCCTAGCGCGCTGAACCGGCTGTACGACCTGAGCTCAGAACCGACTGGGAAATCCTTTCACGAGACCCACCCTGCGCCCGGCCTCCCGCAGGAAGCGGAACGGGAAATCGATTCTCCAGCTGTACCCGGCAAGGACGTTTCTCCAGGTCAGAGGTGATTTCGGCCTGCCGTCTTGCCATTTCGAGGCGAAGCATGAGAAGATGCTCTTGCAAGTTGGTAAACAGGCACCGGGGCAGCACCGCCCCACCAACCAGCCAGGAGGCTATCATGAGCAAGACCGCACTCGAAATCCGCGTTACCCCCGAGGTTACCGTGGACAACTTCGCGGAGTCGCTTGCCAGCGGCAACGTCCAGCTCTACACCGTGCGGGGCAACGGCACTACCCGGCACATCCCCTTCTTCGCCGAGGGCACCGAGGACCGCGAGGTTGCGGAGCAGGTTGCTGAATGGCGGGAGGACGGCCGCACGATGAAGGCCATCGCCACCGAGCTGCACCTGTCGGTGCCCAGCGTTCGGCGCATGCTGAACAGCCTGTACCTCAGTGAAGACGTGGAGTCCTACGACGAGGAAGACATCGCCGCCATCCTGGCCGATGCCGCCGAGGTTGCCGAAGGCAACGAAGAGCCCAAGGAAGAGGTTGCCGACAGCAACGGAGCTGCGGAAGCCATCATGAGCCACCTCACCTTCCTGAAGTAACACGAACCGCCGGGTGGTCCCATCTGCGCAAGGCAGGCGGTGGGGCCGCCCGGTACCAACGTACCGATAGTTGCGAAAGGCAAGGAAATGAAAAAACCAGCCAAGACCCAGCCAACCGCGAAGCTGACTCCGAAGCAGGCGCAGAAGCTTGCGCAGACCAAGCAGGTGAACCGACAGGAGCGGCAGGCCGACCGCAGCGACGGGCACGACAGCCGCATGGCCAGGGATGGCGGCACGGGCCGTCGTCAGCGCTCATGATTGCCTGCGAGTGGTTCGCGATGTGCACCAACGAAGCGGTAATGCTGGTACCGCACCCCGCGTTCCCGAAGGGGGTGCCCACCTGTGTGCGGTGCGCTGCCAAGGCCGGTGAGAAGGGCACCCCCATCCCGTACTACGAGGACTGGTTCAAGCTGCTCTGGAACGCAGCGCTGGCAGCCAGCGATGAGCTGGACTGGCAAGGGCCGGTGCACGAAAGCCCGCTGTTTGGCCTGCTGGAGACCATGCACGGCATTGCGGAGGACCAGCCTCAGTTCACCAAGAACGGCCACCTAGCTGAGGTGCTGGGCTAGGCGGCAGCTACGCTTGACTGGGGTCCACTTCGGGCCCCGGTCTTGTCATTTCTTGGAGAGGTGTGCTAGGCTCGAGCTTGTAAGGTTTTAACCACCCCGGCAGCCAGGAGGCACACCATGAACACCAACACCAACGCTCAGGCCCTCATCATCCCGTGCGACGACCGTTGCATGTTCGCCAAGGGCGACGAGTGCGACTGCGAGTGCGGCGGCAAGAACCACCAGCAGGGCGGCAAGCTCACTGCCAGCCAGCGCACCATCGTCCGCACCAAGGCTGGTCGCCGCGTGAAGCACCTGACCCCCGGCACCTTTGACTTCCGCCTCGCGGAGAGCCTGTACGCCATGCGGCAGGAGGGGATGACCAAGAAGGACATCGCCCACGAGGCCAACGTGTCCGCCCCCACCGTGCGCCGCCTGCTCACCCGCTTCGAGCTCACCATGGCCGCGCTGGGCACCCCGGTTACCCCGAACGCCGAACTGGCCGAAGCAGCCTGAGTGGACAGGGCCCCGGTCTTGCACCGGGGCCCACCCGTTCTATAGACTCATCGAGTAAGTTGTTAACCACGCAGCCAGGAGGCGCACCATGAACCACCGCACCCGCGAGTTCGGCAGCAAGGCCACCGACCACCGCATCGCCCAGCGCGTAGCCCGCGACTACACCCCGGCTGCCTGGGCCGCCGACCAGGCTGCCAGCCAGCCCGCCAAGGACCCGTCAGACCAGTGGGTGGCCGACCAGCTGAGCACGGTCAAGGCCAACGCTGGCAGCATCGAGACGCTGCTGCAGCTTTGCCTGCAGCGCACCCCCTGGGTCGCCGTGGCCGATGCCCGTGCCTGGGCCATTGCCGCCACCGCCGAGCAGGTCGCCGCCAAGGTGGACTACCTGGAGACCCTGCCGGTAGCAGCCGTTCGGGAAAACTTCCCCAGCGACAAGGCCATTCGCGAGGTTCCCGAAGGCCGCTACGCCATCACCGGCAACGACGGAGCAACCAAGTTCTACAAGGTTGACCGGCCCACCGAAGGCCGCTGGGCTGGCTACACCTTCGTCAAGGTGCAAGCCGGGGACGAGATGCACAGCCTCCGCCAGAAGAACGCACGGCTCACCGTGCTGGCTGCCATTGCCGAGGCTGGCGTAGAAGCGGCCATGCTGCGGTACGGTCGCGAGCTGGGGCACTGCGGGCACTGCGGGCGCACCCTGACCAACCCCGAGAGCCTGGAGGCGGGCATCGGCCCGATCTGCCGGGGCAAGATGGGCTTCTGAGCCGATTAGCAGGGCCGGTGGGGCAAGTACCCACCGGCAGCCTGTTAGGGGCTTAGAATCGATTCTAGGGCCGAACCATCACCACCCAGGAGGGCACGCCATGTTTGGGAAGAAGAAGCCCAAGGACGAGGTCAAGAAGCAGCGCACCAAGAAGGCGAAGGTGCCGTGGAAGAAGTGCGGGCACAAGCGCAGCTACAAGGGCGATGGCGGCAGCACCATCACGGTCATCTGCAGCCAGAACCGCAACGTGTCGCATAGGCACGACTGATGACCGGCCGAGTGCGGGCACCTGCCGCCACAACCGAAGAGGTGTTCGAGGCGGTCTTGGCCTGTCACGAGAAGAGGGAGGACCCCGTACGACTGGTTACGAGCGCCGAGGTGGTTGGCGTGGTCGCGCACACGCGTGGCTGCCCCGACACGTGGCCGTCAATGGCGCAGGCGCGACAGTACGTGTCAGTCAACAGCGTCAAGGCTCAGCTGGAGGTGTTGGTTGCTGAGGGCAAGCTTTGGGCGTTCAAGGGAACGCACCATGCCGTGTCCGGGCTGTACGGGCGCAGTGACAGGCACACCTACTACGTCGATGATAGCGCTCGGCAGAGGCTCTTGGAGCGTGCCGTTGCAGCCCACGCGAGTACCGTGCTGGCAGCAGCGCAGGCACACGCAGCCAACACACTCGTGCGCAAGTACAACGCCGAGTACCTCCAGTACCTGGAGGACTACTCCCGCCTCTACCCCATCCCAGACTGGGACAAGCAATGGTAGGGGAGTTCATCATCGCGGCAGGATTTGTTGGCATCTTGTGGTTGCTCTGGAGGGCACTGTGATTTGGACCTTGCTCGGCATGATCAACGGCAAGACGTTGCTCATCGCAACCATTGCAGGAGTCGTCGGCTTCTACTTCACCCAGCACGGAAGGAGCGACCAGTGAGCCACGTGTTTGAGTTCGACAGCTTTGAGGAGGCTCAGGAGAAGATGGCTAGCGCAGAGGCCAAGGCCAACGCAGCCGTCACGACCAGGCAGAAAGAGATTGCCTACGGCACCCATTGGCTTCGGGGCATCGATGGAGCCCACTTCTTCGAGTACGGCTACGTGCTGCCGCAGGACAACGCCGAGGCCAATCAAACCAAAGAGTCCATCCGCGCACTGCGAGACGCCTACGCACGCGGCTACCGGTTCAGCCAGGCTTTCAGCCTGTACACTCCGACCGGAGAGCTGGGCGACACGCACATCGCCGTCATCTGGCCCATCACGGAGGATGAGTTCAACTCTGCCTCTGCTTGTCAGTGGCAACTAACCGGCGCCGAATGGGAACGGGAGATGTTGTCTCGCATCGTCCGAGAGCTGGCTGATGCCCAGCAGACCACCGACCCCGCTTCCCCCACCCCGCAGGAGGGGCCATGACCGACACGCTCAACAACCTTCGTCTCGTGAAGTTGCAGGTGGCAACGAAGCGGCACGAGTGCGCCGAGTGCGTAGACCCCATCGAGAAGGGCGACCGGTATATGAGGGCTTGCCTGCCGCCAACCGTCGAGGCCTTTCCGGGGCCTGAAGTCACTCAAGAAGAAGCGTGGCAGTATGTGGACTCTGAGTGGACCTTTGAGAAGACGCATGAGCTCTGCTACTCCAAGCGATACTTCAAGCCAGTTGCCCTAGGCAACGTATTAAAAGAGGAGTTCCACCGAGTGCTCCCGGAATGGGGCCAAGATGCCTGAGCCGGGGGAGTACCGCAAGGCAACGGTCATCGAGTGTCTGTCCGTTGCTGGCAAGATGGAGTCGCCAGTGTGCGCCGTGCTGGCAAGCCGTGACCACCTCGTCGTCAAGCTGCACAAGATTGGAAAGGAGAAGTACATGAGCCGAGGCAACTACGAGGCTTATTGCATGGACCGAAGCGTCGTGGAGATTATGGAAGATGAACTAGATTCCATCATCTCTCGTCTCATGGACGACGGTGGGGCTGCGGACGGGAGGGATCCGGGGAGAGGAGAGTCGTTGTCTTGGGCAATCGCTCTCATCGAGAACCCCTTCGCGCCCAACATGGACCACGTCAAGAACAAGGCGATGCTGCGGTACGAGCGGACGCTACGCGAGGAGACCGAAGAGGCCACCGCCGGTCCTCAGTAGTCTGCATACCGGTAAGCGCTTTCCCATTCGGTAAGTGGACACGAGAATTCTTGTCGAGGTGTGATAGAGTGGGCCCGTACGTAACTACCCAGCCAGGAGGCACCAAGTGAGCACACAGACCAAGCGCGACAAGGCAGCGGCCAAGGCTGCTGCGGTGGTAGACGCAGCCATCGACACGGCAACGCAGCGGCTGAGGCACGACGGCACCACGCAGACCGTTGACTTGAAGCCCAAGGCGGCCAAGCCCAAGCGGGGCGAGCTGCCGCCCGAGTTCGCGGCCATGGCTGACCAGGTGAAAGCGCTGCGAGCCGGTGGCAGCTCGCCC